AAGGAAAAATTACAGAAAATAAAAGAAAACATTTAGGAAATTTATATAAAATATTGCGTCAAAATTTATATAAATATAATCTTTAGTAAATATATAGAATGAAAGGAAAGAAGAAAAAGTTGAAGGATGAATTCAAAGAGTTTAGGAATAATGATAAATCCGCTTACAAAACATTTAAAATACCACTCAAAACCATTTTATTGAATTGTGAAATGATACAACCTGATATAAATAATTTGGTTTTTGAAATGAACAATTTAGTTATTCACACTTATCAATTTATTCGGTTATATGTTTTGAATTGCTATACAAATAAGCAACCCTTACCTGAATTAGATGAAATTTTTATTTCCTATTGTATAAAATCACTTGGAACAAGGGATAATAGAGGAAAGAAATGTAAGGATACTGAACTTTTAGAAACATTAGACAAGTTTTATCAAGAAGAATATCAACCTTTACTTAACCACGAGAAAACAAATTTGAAAAATACAACATTTTTATTACCTTATTTAGCAACACAAATTCATACTTCATTACATAATAATTTTCAAGAACATTTTATCCAGTACTTTTTAAGATTTATCAATATAACAACATCAAAAATAACTGAAGATAAATCTATTTTATTCAAATTGAAACATCAACTTATGAACTTGAATAATGAAACTGATGAAATGTTTAATGAATGGAAAAATACTCATTTATCCAACATTTTACCTACTGAAATTAAAAAGACAATTCATTATGATGTGAAAGTTAGACCTTTTGAATATTTGAAAGGAATGTTGTATATGAATGAAATATTAGAAAAAATGGAAAGTAAGTTATTTCAACCATTACCATTACGAAACAATATTATTCCAAAGCATATCATCATAGATACTGCGAGTTTAATAAATTTGTTTTGTCCTAACAAAGATAAAGATGGAAACAAAGTAAAAAAGGGTGAATTGTTAAGTAATGTAAAAGAAAACCAAAATGAAGTATGGTGTAATTTTTTGAATTTAAAAAATACAATATTCAAAAATAAACATTATCAATTTCATTATCAAATTCAAACAGATGGTATTTCGTGTTGTTTATTATTTATCAGAAAAGATTTGAAGGATAAAAAATGGGGTTCAAGAGTTCCTACTTTACCAGAACAAGATTTTTACAATATTGAAGATTTATCAAAAGAACAATTAGATACATTGGAGGAAAGGAATGTTGTTGGTTGTGACCCTGGTAAGCGTTCGTTGGTTTATATGATGGATAAAAATGGTAATAAATTACAATATACTGCACCGCAAAGAAAACGAGAAAGCAAAGCGAAAACAAACCAGCGAATATTATTGGAAGAAAAGAAACGAAATAACATCATAGAAAAGGAAACTCATTTATCATTACAAAATAGTAAATCAGTAGATTATAATAAATTCAAAGTGTATCTTGTAGAAAAGGATAAACTGAATAAGGAAACAACTGAATTTTATAAACGAGAAACATGGAGAAAAATGAAATTTAGGCAATATAGTTATGGTAAGAAATCCATAGATACATTTCTAAATAAAATAAAAGAAACTTTTGGAGAAAATATTCTTATTGGTTATGGTAATTGGTCAAGAAGCACTCAAATGAAGCATTTTATGCCTACCATGAATAAGGGATTAAGAAAACAAATCCATAAGAAATACGATACAATTACTATTAATGAATGTAATACAAGTAAGAAATGTTGCGAATGTTATAATAACTTGGATTACTACAGACATAAAAATGGAGAGAAACAATTTCGTCTTTTAGTTTGCTCTAACTGCGTGAGACCTCAAGTCAAACAAACCGTATTTAGAACAAGAGATGCGAACTCTTCCATAAACATAATGAATTTAGCAAAATGTTGGATAGAAAAACAACAAAGACCATTATGTTTTCAAATTTCGTCTTTCACCTCTTCAAATACTCAAAAGGAAGAGGAAAAAGTTAGACCATCGTAGGTGAAACTCCTACTATTGATTTTACACTTTTTCTTATTTTTTGTCCAGTAAAATGGGCGTTTTAAATGAGAAAAGGTGTAAAAATAGGAATAAATGCGTATAATTCGACAACAAGTTGCTATTGTACGACAGTTCCATGTCCAGTAGAAGGCAAAAATTTGCTAACAATTGGAGGTGGAACTAGTGGAACATATTATTATACTTTACATAATAATATACCTGTGATATCGTCTGCAAGTGTTAGTGTTTCAATACAAAATATGAACAAAGGAACTGACACCACAACATGCACACAAAATTATGCGCGTTCATTGGATGATGACGGTGTTCAGGATTGTGATGCCGGACATATTTTAGCAAACCATTTAGGTGGTCCTGGTAATCAACCAATTAATATATTTCCACAGGATTTAAGCATTAACCGAGGGGCTTATGCTCAATATGAAGATAGTATATACACTTGTATAACCACAAAAGGTGTAAATTATGCAGATTTATCTTGGTCTTTTACTTACTCATCAAATTCAAAAACAAAACCAATAAATGTTAAATATGATGTTTATTATATAGGCGGAACATGTGCATCATCCAGCAAAACATTTAACAATTAGCGACCGGTCCAAACCTTGACAACAAGTCTTGGTATAGTGCCTTTTTTTAAGTCAATCATATATTGTTCAAATGTATAACCCCATTTCTCATACTTCATGATGTCCCCAAATAATGATTTTTTTTTAAATAATTCTGGAATTTCTGTGCAAAAAATTAATCCAAAAATTCTCTCCAAACAACATCTATCTTCCCTACATTTAACAGCATGAATCATGTTGATTATATTATATTTATCTTGTATTGATTGTAAAAATGATAAATTTATATATGACTGAACTCCAAAACAACCATTCCATTTATCTGTTGATAAACCAAGAACATTTAATTCTTTATTAATTTTACTATCTAATATAAAATTATTTTTTAAACAAGAAGTTATTCGTTTAGTATTTTCAATATTTTCTTTATCTGAGTAAAAAAACCATAGAGGAATAACTTTTATTCCATTTAATTTTTCAAAATTTACTCTTTTATGAAAAAAAACACTATCATGAATAATGATTGCATTTTGAAAAAATTTATATTTTAAAAAATAATAATATGGCAAAAGCTCACCTCTTCCAGGAAATTCTGATTGTATTATCTCTACATTTTTGTAGTCAAATTCAGATTTAACATAATCATAGTTGCTATTATCATCAATTATAACTATTTTTTTTAACGGATATAACGTTCTTAACAGCTTAACACTATGATTCCAATATTTATTTGTTAATACTGAATTAACATGCCTAGTTATTATAAATCCAAAGTTATCCATAATATATATATAAATAAAATCTATTATGGATTATCATTAATAAAATAATTCTAAACATGTGATGGAATTTTATCTATATTTATTATTTCATCAATATTCTTAATATCTCCATTGAATTTTGAAAATTTATCAAACTCTGGTCTTTCTAATTGAGCTTGTGGTGTATGATTATGAACACATCTTGCAATCATTTTGTATAATTTAAAATCTGGATATCTCTCTACACCATTGGTCTTATAAATAATATTAATACCTTTATCATCTAAACACCATTCGAAAATCATACGTTTAATAGGGTCGTTAATTTTACTTAAGTCTTTCATTTCTTCAAAATCATCAATCACATAATCAAAAATTGAACATGCTAGTCTACATAAATCAAAACTATAATTAGGTTCTAATCTTGGTTTCTTCTCATTAAAATAAGGTTCAGTGTTATATTGAGTAGCTGCATCACCTCCCGTTTGAAAACTATCACTGCAAAAAACTTTTCCATCAAATTTGAAGATACTTCTACCAAAGTCTATAATTTTAAATATTCTTCCAAATGTTGGAACTTTATAATACTTTTTCTTATAACAATAATACAAATATTTCTTATCAGTTTCATTATACATTATATTATTTGTATGTAAATCATTATGTGTAAAATTAAATGCTTTTTGATAAGTTATTAAAATCATAATTATCTGCATAAATGCTGATAACCACTCATCTTCAGATAATTCATTGCTTAAAATCAAATCATCAAATGTATTCTTGCAATATTCCATTCCAATAACTTGAACAGGAAATTTTGGAATTGTAACATTAATTCTTTCTTCTTCTTCATCCAAATCATCATCATCATCATTATCATCATCATCATCATCTTTTTCTCCACTTGTATCACTATTTTTGTCTCCATTTTTTTCTGAACCAGAATCAAATACCTCATTATCTTCATCACAATTTTCACAATCTTCTAAGTCTTCATCATTAGTATGAGATGAACGGGATGAACATGTAGAATTAGATTTCAATGTAACCTGATTATCTATATGCATATTAGTATTATTAGAATTAGTTATATCAACTAAATCTATAGACATATCCTTAAGGTAATTTAAGTCAATTGTATTTTCTTCATCAAACACTTCATCAAATATTTCATTATCAACCGAAGCTAAAGATTTTAAACTTATATTATTACCTATCGTTAATGGTTTCAACTTTGTTTGTTCTTGTTGAAATAAATGCTCATATTCGTCAATCTTAAATAAAATATTCTTATTTTTATTAAAAAATTCAGAATTATTAAGGTAATCTATATCATCAAAAACATTTATTTTAAAATCATTTTTGATTGCTAAGAAAGAACCATAATAATCTACACCATGAATAAATTTAAATGTATTTCTTAATTGACTTGATAAAAATAAAAACAAACCATCTACATATCCTGCGTTATTATTATCAATAAACTTGGCATTACAATCTTCCATAGTTGAATTTAGTTTTGGTAGATTAAATAGTTTTTCATTTGAAATATCATATTTACCAATCATATATTTATATGGGTCTAACAAAGGAGCCATCTTAAAGAAAACTTCTCTATCCTTTACCTTACTATTATCCATATTTTTGATTCTACACATAAAAAGATTATCATTTTCTTCATTATTTCTTTCGGTATTAATGCTTGAAATAAACCATTTATTATTCAAATTAATACTATTATAATTTGTATCATTTAAATTGAAAAATCTTGCATAAATAGGTATATAGTTTTGAGTTTTAGAGAGAAAAAGTGAAGTTGGTTCCTCAAAATGTTTAAATAATTCAATATTTTTCCTTTTTTGATAATTTATGCTTATCATCTTTAGTGAATTAAAATATAAATTAATTTTGTTTTTAACTAATTATTTGATTAAAGTATTTTTAATCTTTCTAAAAGTAATTAACAATCAAAACTTTGACTTCGTTTGATTTAGGAAATAATAGCATATAATAAAAAAATAAAGGTTTAATAAAACGCGAACCATTTACAAGTATATTGTTATCAAATTATTAAATATTTAGTACTGGTAATTCAGGTTTATTTCGTTTAATTAGATATTATTTATTACAAAATATTATATAATGACTTTAGAGCTTAGAAAATTCGATATGAAAAGCATACAATTTAAAGCTACTGAAAATAAAGGTCCCGTTGTTGTTTTAATTGGTAAGCGTGATACAGGTAAGTCATTTTTAGTTAGAGATTTATTATGGTATCAACAAGAGATTCCTATTGGAACCGTGATATCTGGAACTGAAGAAGGTAACGGTTTTTACGGTAAAATGGTGCCGAGATTATTTATTCACAATGAGTATAATTCAGCTATTATTGAGAACATCTTAAAGCGTCAGCGAACCGTATTAAAACAAGTCAAAAAGGAGATGGATACATATAAACGCTCATCAATCGACCCAAGAGCATTTGTTATTCTTGATGATTGTTTATATGACAATACATGGTCTCGTGATAAGTTAATGCGTTTATTATTTATGAACGGTAGGCACTGGAAGGTCATGTTAGTCATCACAATGCAGTACCCATTAGGTATTCCTCCCACACTGAGAACCAATATAGATTATGTTTTCATTCTTCGAGAAAATTATATTGCAAATAGAAAACGAATTTATGAGAACTATGCCGGTATGTTTCCAACATTCGAAGCATTTTGTCAGGTTATGGACCAATGCACTGAAAATTATGAGTGTCTTGTTATTAATAATAACTCCAAATCTAATAAATTGAGTGACCAAGTATTTTATTACAAAGCTGACAATCATAATGATTTCAGATTAGGTTCAAAAGAATTCTGGGAATTATCTAAGGGATTACCAGATGAAGACCAGGAAGAACAATATGACCCTTCTAAAACAAAAAAACGCGGCGGTGGTCCTAGAATTAGTGTTAAAAAGACTACTGGGTGGTAAATTTTTGCTCCTCCTTTAGGTAAATCAATATTTTGATTTTACTTTTTAAAACAAAAACAAAATATTAATAATAACTTAAAGACTAAATTGTTATTAATGTATAATTGAATGGAGCAATTAGATATTGTTAAACTTATCGAAGATAACCCAATAACTAAGTTATCAAATGACTATAATATTAAATTATTGACAAAAATTAAAGAAAATTTTACAGATTTTGAACAACAATTATTTTTATCAAGCTTTTATTGTTATTTAAATTGCGATACTGTAAAAGATTTTGTTATTGATTTAGATAGTGTCTGGAAATGGCTTGATTTTAATCAAAAGTATAATGCGGAAAGATTGTTAGAAAAATTTTTTAAAATTGATAAAGATTACAAATGTTTGCTCCTCCAAAATGAGGAGCAAAAAAAAGGAAGAGGTGGTCATAATATAAAAAAAATTTCATTGAACATTGAGACATTTAAAAAATTTTGTCTAAAGGCTGGAACAAAAAAAGCTGACGAAATTCATGAATATTATATCAAATTAGAACAAATTTTACAAGAAACAATTAATGAGGAATGCAACCAATTAAAATTACAATTACAAAATAAAGATAAACTTATTAATCAAAAACAAAAAGAAGTAGAACAAGCTTTAATTAGTCAGTTTCCAGTAAATACAGAATGCATTTATTTTGGAACAATTGATGACACAAATGAAAATGGAGAGAAATTTATTAAATTTGGTCATACAAATGATTTATCAAATAGAGTTTCTTATCATCATAAGCATTATATCAATTTTAATCTAAAAAATGCATTTAGAGTTCATAACAAAGTTGAAATTGAAAATCTCATTAAAAATCATTCAAAAATTAAACCACAATTAAGAACAATTAAAATTAATGACAAAAATAAAATAGAAATTATTGCATATAATGATATTTTTACTATTGATAAATTAACTAAAATTATAAAAGAAATTATACAATCCAAAATTTATAGTATTGAAAACTTTAATAAGCTTACAAAACGCAATGAAGAATTAGAGTCAATAAACAATTTATCGAATGAAAAAATTCTTCTTCTTGAAAAAAATAGTTTGGAGCAAATTATTGAAATTAACAATTTGAGAGAAAAACTTGATAAACAGCATAAACTTATTGATTCTATAAAGATTAATGAAGAATCGGTTTATCAAAACATTTTATTGCCTGAAGATGAAATAAATAAAAAATTTAATAATTTTGTGAATGAAATTTGTATTGTTAGACCGGATGTGCAAGAATTGTCTGTAAATTTGGAAGGAAGATATCGGTTATGGAGCAAAGTCAAACCAACCAAAGAAGCATTTCACGCTCTTAAAAATTATTTAGATACAAGATTCAAACCAAAACGAATTGATGGAAATCATGGGTATATGGGCATTAAATTAAAATCAGTTGAATATAAAAAAACTTCCAATATTTCAGATGTTGAAAATTTTATTTTTAATTCGTGTGAATTTTCAGATTGCGGAAAGATATTAAACTCTTCGCTATTGAGAGAATATCAAAAATGGAAAACAAGCGTTAATAAAGAATTAACAGATAATGATATGAAAGAAATAAAAATTTACTTAAATGAATCACCATATACTTTAAAAGCTACCGTTTGGACTGATGGTGAATCTAATGAAGGTTATTACGGCGTTTCTTTGAAAAAACCATATATTCAAAAACAAATTACATCATCAACTGGCAAAAAGGTGTATAAAAGAGAAAAAACTACAAACGAATTATTATCAACATGGGACACAATAGCAAAAGCAGCAGAGATGGAAGGAATTTGTTCTGCTAAAATGAGCAGGTATATTAAAAATAAAAATATAATAGATGACTATTATTATAGTGTTATTTAGAGCAACGCGTATTTTAAATGCCGACTTTATTAGTCAAAAATTCATATCGAAAGAATTGTTAGAAAACAATTTTTATATAAATAAAGACTATAAAGTTTTGCTTTCTCTGTTGGGAAAGCAAAAAAGATAATAGAGGTAGTCATAATAAAGAAATAATTATTCTAACTATTAAATATAAAAAATTTTATTAATAATAAAATGTTTCAAATCACTATGTTTGAAATCTCAACCCAAAAAATCATATCGAAAGAATTTATAGGAAAAATTTTTTATATAAATAAAGACTATAAAGTTTTGATTTCTCTCTCTCAGGAGAGAAAAATGAGTAGATGGGTTAAAAATAAAACACTCATAAACGATTATTATTATTATGGTGAAATACCACAATATTTTCTTTAAAATTTAATTTAAAGATAATATGTAAGTAAAGATAAATGTCTAATAATATTGATAAAATATTTTACATCAATTTAAATAAAAGAACAGACAGACGTTTGGAAATTGAAAATGAATTGAATAATTTTGATTTGTCTTTTGAACGATTTGAAGCAATTGAAACTTCAGATTTTGGAATTTATGGTTGTGGTTTGTCTCATTTAGGGGTTTTAAAAATTTCAAAGGAACGAGGATATAAAAATGTTTTAATACTTGAGGATGATTTTACATTTCTAGTTTCAAAAGAAGAATTTGAAAATAATTTGACAAAATTTTTTGAAAGTGAAATTAATTATGATGTATGTAAATTAGCATATAATTTACACGAATTTCAAGAAATAAATAATGAGACTTTAGGAAAAATAGTGTATTCAGCTACTGCATCAGCTTATATAGTTAATAATCATTATTTTGAAAAACTAATTAATCTTTATGAATTGGCAATGCCTTTATTAAATAGTACTAAACGCCACTGGATATATGCTAATGACCAAATATGGAAAGACTATCAGAAACAAGATAATTGGTATTATTTTAAGATAAGAATTGGTAAACAAAGACCATCTTATAGTGACAATGGACAAAACTTTACAGACTATAATGTATAATTTAATAGAATTTATAAATCATTTTATTAAATTATTTATTTTTTATTTGCAAATGGTCCAGACTTTAATAAACTTTGACCATTATCACTCTTTCCAACTACAATATTTTCTCCTTCAAATAATTCCTTACAAATGTCAGCAGTTGAAATATTTTCTTGTTCTCCTAATGCAAATTCTTGAGTGCTTGAATTATTTACACCAATTAAGTTTCCTTTTTTATCAATAGTTTGAGACAACGTATTACCACTTTTTTCTGCATTCTTAATATTCTCTTCAATAGCATTTTGTTTACTTTCTTTAACACGTTGTTCAAATGCAGTCTTAGCATTAGACTCGTTCTTTTGTTTCTCATGCATTAATTGATTAAGTTCTTCTTCCATATATTCAACACGACCAGTCTTATATGCTTCAGGGTCCCAAGGCATCCACATTCCAACAGGTCCAACCATAATATCATGATTTGGGTCAATTTCTCTTAACATTTTACATCTTAATTCAGCTTCTTCTTCAGTTGGATACACACCTCTGACCTTTAATCCTCTTGTACTTGTTTGGAAATTATGTTGAACATCAAATTTCTTTTGTAATTCATCTTCATGATTATCTAGATAAGTTTTATAATCATCTGATAAATTTGATTTAGCTAAATTGTCCTTTTCCTCTTGAACAAAATCTTTAAAATCTTTATTCAAATCTTCAAATGATAAATTGTATTTAAAAGAAATAAAATTAATAAATTGCAAAAATTTTTCCATTGACTTATTGAATTCCCAATTCTTTAGGAATTCTTGAAAAAAGAATATTTCCTTCTCTTTAAGAATTTTTTCAGGGGAACAAAAAGACATACATACAAATTTTTGACCTGCAATAGACTTATCTTCTTCTAATAAATCAACATATTTAGGATTAACTTTTCCATTTGTTTCTTTTCTTTCAAAACCAGATTTTTTAGCTTGTTTGTTTTTAGAACGATCCATTTTAATTAATTAAATTATTTATTTTTAAGTTATTTAGCGCATAAATTATATTTTCTTAACATTTAGTATAATGAACGGATTAATAAACGTTGGTGAACTTGTTAAGAGAATTATCAAATATCTTGTTGAAGGTTTAATGGTTGCTATTGCTGCATATGCTATCCCTAAACGTTCTTTGAATATTGAGGAAATTGTTTTGATTGCTTTAACTGCTGCTGCCACATTTAGCATTCTTGACACTTATATTCCATCTATGGGTGCATCCGCTAGAGGAGGTGCCGGATTTGGAATTGGAGCAAACCTCGTAAATTTTCCTCGGGGTTTCTAAGCATTTATGGTAAGGTAAAAAATATTTCATAAAATAATATAATTTATGGTTTTATGAAAATGACTTAAACATACTTTATATCTTAAGATATGAAGTATAATAGCGATACACTATTAACATATTGTAATGAAAACAATATATTACTTAAGAATGATTATAATAATTTTAGTATAAAAAGAGAGAGTTCGATTGAATTCAAATGCGTTGAATGTTCTGATGAATTTTCAAAAAATTTTAGACAACTTGTTAAAACAGGTGCGTATTGTCAAAATTGTATGAGCAAAGTTGCTAATAATAAAATAAGAGAAATGAAAGTAAAATACGACATAAATATGTTAATAGAATTTTGCGATAGAAACAATATTTTATTACTTGATGATTATTCAGATAAATTTATTAACAGAGACAGTTTAATTCAAGGTATTTGTAAAGACGATTGCTGTGAAAATAATTTTCAGAAACCATTTAGAGAGTTACTAAAGATAAATGGTTATTGTCAAGAGTGTAGTAAAGAGAATGGCAAACTAAAAATAATAGAAACTAATATAAAAAAATATGGTGTCAATAATCCTATGAAAAATGCAAATTTTAAAAACAAACAAAAACAAACAATTATAAATAAATATGGAGTTCAACATAATTCACAATCTGAAATAATAAAAAATAAAAAACGAGATACTTGTATTAAAAACTTTGGCGTGTCGTGTCATTTAAAATCACCAGAAATTAGAGAACAAATTAAACAAACAAACTTAATTAAATATGGTGTAGAAAATCCACAACAAAACAAAGATATTAGAGAAAAAACTATGAATACTAACCTCCAACTATATGGAGTAAAACATTTTTTACAAACAGAAGAATTTAAAAATAAGGTAGTTCAAACAAATTTAAAGAGATATGGAGTGCCTCATCATTCACAAAATTCAGAAGTATCCGAAACAATGATGAAAAATGCGTATAATAGAAAACCATACACTTTACCTTCTGGAAAAATAATATTTATTCAAGGTTATGAGAATTTTATGTTGGATTATTTACTTTCTATAGAAAAAATTCATGAAGACGATATATTCACAAAAAGAAATGAAGTTCCTGAAATTTGGTATAACGATAAAGCAGGAAAACGACGCAGACACTATGTTGATTTTTATATTAAATCTCAAAATAGATGCGTTGAAGTAAAATCTACATTTACAAATCAAGAAAAAAACAATGTATTTGAAAAACAAAAAGCATCAAAAGATTTAGGCTTAAAATATGAGATTTGGATTTTCAATAAATCAGGTCAACTTTTAGAGAGATATATTTAAATCTAATTGTAATATATATTATGGAAAAAAATAGACATACTAGAAAAAGAACGCAAAAAAGACATAGACATCGTCGTAGAACAATGAAAGGCGGGTCTTTCATTCAAGAAGAATTACAACAATTAGAAAATATCGGTTTTAGTCAATACCAAATTGAAAGTTTGACAGATTTAGGTGTTTCATTTAATGATGTTATGCAAACAGTTAATACGATAATGAATCGAGGAGACAATGGTTTTAATGGTAATTCTGATGATATGACAGAAAAAGTAATGATTGAATTATTAAATGAAAATATTTTTGACAATCAACCTGCAGAGCATTTAGAAGGAATTCCTCATGCGGATGATGACGAACATAACTTAGATGTTAGTATGGATAATTCATTTGAATCTCAAGATTCATTACATCTATCTGATTTAAATACAAGTAATATGTCAGGATATACAACAAGTCCAGATGAATCATTCAATGAATTTGGAGGAAGAAGGCGTAGAAAAAAATCTAAGAAGAGACTTAATAAAAAGGGGAAAAAGACACGTAGACGTAAACAACGAGGTGGTATGTGTTTTGGTAATGGAGTAGGTGCAAATACTAATGACCCCAATTATTCTATTTATAACACTAATATGTTAAAAATTTTTCCGTATAAACCTAATTAATTTTTAAACAGTAGGAATAAATTCCCAATCTAATTCTACACAAATTTTTCGCCAAATTATATCTTGTTCCATTCTTTTTTCTGGGTCTTTTAACATTGGAAAATGCTCTAAATAATGTTCTTCTCCTAAAAGTTCACAAAGCTTGTATGCTGTATAATAATAGTTCAAAAAATTGACTCTATCATCTGGACAGAATTTGGAATATGGTGCTTGTAATTCAATAAATAAATTACAAAGTGTTTCTTCTAATTCAGGAGTCATAATTGGTGGTTTTATTCCTAACTTATCTTTAATAAATGGTATGTGTTCATAATATTTATTATAGCCTAATTTTTTAAGAATTTCTTTAGTTTTTAAATTTGTAATTTGTAATATAGTAATTCTCTCTTTTTTAATTTGAAGCTTAATATTTTCAATAACATCAGGAGGAATTTGTGTTGTCTCTTTACCTTGAAATTGTGCAAGAATCTCTTTAAAATGATTAATGCGTTTATAAGCATAAAAACAGACTTCCTTTGGAGGTTCTTTATATGACGGCTTTTCATTTTCAATAAGATATGGTATACTTCTTGAACAAATATTGCAAATCATTATACCATCTTCTTCAAGAGGTATTAATTCGCCCTTATGACAAAATTGACATATATCTGTTTGATAAACAAAATTATTAATATCTAAAAAGTCATCACTGACATTACTTAAATATTTTAAAACTATGTTATTATTGTATTTTTTTATTAAATTCGACTCATTATCAATTTCCTCTTTTATTTTAAAAAAATTATTTACAATTTTGGATTTATTAGAAACTGATTCTGATTTTACTCCAGTAGATATATTTTTTTTATTTTCAAAATATTCAAATATATATTTTGAATTGTCTAGTAAATAATCTTTTTTTTTTATTTTTGTTTCTTTTATATTTTCTTTTAATTCAATTATACGGTCATTCATTTCCAACTTTTCTTCTATTGTTAATTCATTTGAATTTTCTTGAAGTTTTGTCTTTAATTCTGACATTTCAAATTTATTATCAAATATTATCTCTTCGTCTTTTGAAAACTCGTTTAAAAATTCCTTATGCTTTGTATCTAGAGTAATTGCTGATTTTTTATTGAATTTTATCTTTTTACTTGATTTTGGTTTAAAAGATGGCATAGCTTTATTAATATTAAAATAGCTATTTATTTAATTTATAATATAGAGAAATTATTTATTTAAATTAAATAGAAAATAAAATTGATTATAATTTAAAACTATTATTGCACATATTAATATTAATATCATGAATCAAATATTTGATACTATGTTTTTAAAGCGTTTCTGTTTACCGTCTGATACAGATATTTCCCTCTATGAGAAAGGACAAAATAAAATTTCGTCATGTTTATGCGGAAATTATAATCATGTTGCTTGTATTTTACAAGGGAAATTGTTAAAAGGGAAAGATTAATATTTTGAGTTTTGGATTTAATAAAATGGGTGACTCTGATGGTAATGAACCAGGTGTTCATGCTGAACATGATGCAATTAATAAACTTAAACCTTTAGAGAGGAAAAAAAATTTAGAATCTGTTAACTTATTAGTTATAAGATTGTCAAAAAAAAATAAATTGCAAAATTCAAAACCGTGTGCAAATTGTATACAAACTATGAAAAAATTACCTGAAAAAAAGGGATATAAAATTAGAAATATATATTATTCAAATGATAACGAAGATATTATTAAAAGTAATTTTAAAATTTTAGAAAAAGAAGAACTACATTATTCTAGGTATTATAAAAAAAAAAATTGATATTAATAATTAATTTAAATATAAAACAACTAAAAATTAAATGGAACCATTGACAATTTTAACAATTATGGCGGGTGTATCATGTGCTAATAATATTTATGATTACATCACTTTTAGTAATAAACATCGTGAAACTCAATTAGAAATTAAATATTTGAAAGAAGAAATTTTATCATTAAATATACGTATTTGTCATATGACAAATGAAATTAGAGAAAATAATAAAATTATAAAAAATTTAGAAAATAAAATTCAAACAGAATGTGGATAATTAGTTTAAAGAAATATAAAGTTATATAAAAATACTTTAATGGAATTTAAAATAAATCTAGACTCCTTAAAAGATTTAGAAAATGGAGATTTAAAAGTAGATGGCATAAAATTCCAGAAAATGCTTTTACTTTTTAATTCCATAGAGCAAGGATGGTCTGTTAAAAAACGAGGAGAGTCGTATGTATTCGCTAAGTCACATGAAGGGAAAAAAGAAGTCCTCGAAGACACATATTTGATGAAATTTATGAAGACTAATTTAGATTTAAATAAAATTTTTTCTTAAATATTTTTTAACAAAAATTATCATATTAATTAAATTATTTAATTTAATTAATTTAATTTAAATTTCTAAAATTATTTTCTTTAGCAATATTATAAAATGGGTGGAGGCCTTATGCAATTAGTCGCTTACGGTGCACAAGATGTGTACCTTACTGGTAATCCTCAAATTACTTTCTGGAAAGTTACTTATCGTAGATATACTAACTTTGCCATCGAATCAATCGAACAAACTTTCAATGGTCAAGCTGATTTTGGACGTCGTGTCCAATGTGTTATCTCCAGAAACGGAGATTTGGCTTACCGCACTTACTTACAAATTACTCTTCCTGAGATTAACCAGCTTATGGGTCTCGGAAACTACTCCAGTGGACAAAATACTGGTGTCTATGCCCGTTGGCTCGATTTCCCTGGTGAGCAATTAATTGCCCAGGTTGAAGTCGAAATTGGTGGTCAAAGAATCGACCGTCAATATGGTGACTGGATGCACATCTGGAACCAATTGACAATGACCTCTGAACAACAACGTGGTTACTACAAGATGATTGGTAACACCACTCAACTTACCTTCATCACTGACCCTTCTTTCTCTGATGTTGAATCCCCTTGTGACTCCTTGGCTCCTCGTCAAGTTTGTGCTCCTCGTAACGCTCTTCCTGAAACAACTCTCTATGTTCCTCTTCAATTCTGGTTCTGCACCAACCCTGGTCTTGCCCTTCCTTTAATTGCTCTTCAATATCACGAAGTCAAGATTAACCTTGATATCAGACCTATTGATGAATGTTTGTGGGCTGTTACCACATTGAACTGCAATACAAGTCCTTATAGTGGTGCTCCTGGTCAATACACTGTTGGTCGCCCAGTTCCTGCCACTATCGCTTACAATCAATCTTTGGTTGCTGCTTCCTTATACGTTGATTATGTCTTCCTTGACACTGATGAACGCCGCAGAATGGCTCAAAACCCTCATGAGTACTTGATTACTCAACTCCAATTCACTGGTGATGAATCCGTTGGTTCTTCTTCTAACAAGATTAAGCTCAACTTCAACCACCCTGTTAAGGAGCTCATCTGGGTTGTCCAACCTGACCAAAACGTTGACTACTGCTCATCCTTAACTTGTGATGCTCTCTTATTCAAGGTTCTTGGTGCTCAACCTTTCAACTACACTGATGCTATTGATGCTCTTCCTAATGCTATCCATGCTTTCGGTGGACCTGCCTCTGTTGCTGCTGATTCCCGTGCTTATATTGATGCTCGTGGATTATTCCAAGATGCTGGTGCCCTCGATTACCAACCTTCTGCTGACCAATTATTTGGAGCTGCATTCACTGGTTACTGGCACGGTCCTTCCAATCCTTACAACGAAGCTAACCTTGGAGGTCAACAAGTTCCTTTGAACACTGCTGGTCTTCCTCAATCCGTCATTGACTCGCTTCAATCTGGAACTACTTCTCCTCACCTTGACAACTCCGGAGTCTCTGATGCTGGAACATTCGTTCTTTCTGAAACCTCTTTGGACATGCACTGTTGGGGTCAAAATCCTGTCGTCACCGCTAAGCTTCAACTTAACGGCCAAGACCGCTTCTCTGAGCGTGAAGGAACCTACTTCTCTTGGGTTCAACCTTACCAATCCCACACCCGCAATCCTGATGAAGGTATTAACGTTTATTCGTTCGCTCTTCGTCCAGAGGAACACCAACCCTCAGGCACGTGCAATTTCTCCAGAATTGATAACGCCACACTGCAATTGGTCTTGTCTAATGCCACTGTTGAAGGCACTAAGACTGCTAAGGTTCGCGTCTATGCCACTAACTACAACGTCTTACGTATTATGAGTGGTATGGGTGGATTAGCATACTCAAATTGAGCGGATTGGGTTGCTTTCAAAAACATATACAATTATATTTTATTATTTATAACCCAAAACTACTTAAAAACAATATTACAAATAATATCATAATATGAATATTAATAAAATTGATTCATATTTTGAAGCTGATAATAATACTATATTATTAAAAATGAAACCTGTATACGGAACGGACGAACTATTAGATTGTGGAACTATTACTTTTGGAGATAAAGTTTATTTTGTTGACTATAAAGATAAGGATAAGATTATAAATTTTAATAAAAATTTTATATTTAATGATTACAATAATGAAGATTACCCATCATATACTTATAATTATAAACGTTTTAATTATTTAGATTTTATATTTAACTATAGTCAAGAAAGTACTTGTTATAATTTTAAAAATAGTAATAAATATGATTTAAGACGAAGTAATGTTGAAATTTATCACTCTTATTATAAAAATATTATCGAAAAATATAATGTTATTGAATATATACCAGGTCATTATTTAACATTAGGACAAGATGCTGGTATTATGAAAAATCCATTATGGAAAATAAAAGAAAATGATAAAGAATATATACTAATGTATTGTGAAAAAAATGCTATTTGTAAATTATGTGATGAGAGTTATCAAAAAATTTTAGACTATGAAAAAATATTAAATAAAAAAATAAGTTGGTTTAAACTTCAAAATGGATATATTATGGGAAGTAATGATTTATATATTCATCAAATTATTACAGGGTGCTATGGAAATGGAAAAGGCACAAAAACAATTAGTGTTGACCATATTGACCAAAATCCTTTAAACAACACTTTTAAAAATCTAAGAATCGCAACCAGAAAAGAACAAGAACAAAATTCAAAAGGAATAAAAGAAGGAACAAAGAGAGAAAGAAAACAAAGCGCTAAGGATTTACCTGAAGGAGTTACTCAAGATATGATGAAAAAATATGTTGTTTATTATCACGAATGGTTAGACAAAGAACATACAAAAGAAAGAGAGTTTTTCAAAGTGGAAACACATCCCAAACTTGATAAACTTTGGATAACAACTAAATCTAATAAAATTAGCATTCAAGAAAAATTAAAACAAGCAAATAAAGTTGTTGATGATTTAGAAAATAATATTTATCCAGAAAAAGAAGGAATCCAATTACCAAAATATGTATCATTAGCAACTTTTAGAGAGAAACTTCATTTAGTATTTGAAAAACGTATCGATGGTAAAAGATTAAATTTAAAAATGGTTTTACCTGAAGAATACGATATGCAAGAGCAACTTGAGAAATTAAATGAAAAAATTAAAGAAAAATATGACGGGTTAAAATTATTGTAATTTGTTTTTTAAAGCAAAAAACAATATAAAGATATCTATATAATTAATATATAACATGAGTATAGATATCGTAAATCTCATCGAAAGTAATCCAATTACTAAGTTTTCAGGCGATTATCAGAGTAAATTAGTTGAAAAAGTGAAGAATAATTTCACAAATTATGAACAGCAAATATTTTTGTCCAGTTTTTACTGCTATTTAAAGTATGATTTTAAAAATGATTTTGTTATTGATTTAGATAATGTATGGAAATGGCTTGGCTTTCAACAAAAATATCATGCAAAATATTTATTAGAGAAACAATTTATTAATAATAAAGATTATAAATTGTTTGCTCCCGAACCTTCGGGAGCAAAAAAAAGTAATAGAGGAGGTCATAATAAAGAAATAATTATGTTAAATGTTGAAACTTTTAAGAAATTTTGTTTAAAAGCTGGAACTGCAAAAGCTGATGAAATTCATGATTATTTTATTAAACTAGAAAATATTATGTTTGAAATTACTAAAGAAGAAAGTGAGGAGCTCAAGAAACAAGTTCTTCAACTTGAAAATAAAAATAAAGAAACAGAAAAAAAAATAATTAAACAAAAAGAAATAGATAATGAAAAGTTTTTATTAAAAGAATACGCAACATCAGGCCCATTAGTTTATATTATAAAAGTAAAAACGTTTGAAAATGGAACATATATCGTAAAAATTGGCGAGTCAAGGAAGGGTGTTCAGAGTAGATATAATGAACATAAAGGTAAATATGATGAATGTTTATTATTGCATTGCCTTCAAGTAGATAAGTCTAAAGATTTTGAACAATTTTTACATTCACATCAAATAATTAAGTCAACTAATGTAAAAAATTTAACAGGACACGAATCAGAAAAAGAATTATTTTTAATTGGAACTACATTAACTATTCAAATGGTTATTAAAGTAATAAATGATAACATTGACAACTATAATTATAAAGTAAGAGAATTACTTTTGGAAATTGAAAATTTAAAATTAAAAAATAATGGTCAAACTATTAACAATGATAATGAAATGTTAAAAGAGCTAATCCAAACAAATAAATTATTGACGAATAAAGTAAGTTCTCTCGAAACATCTATACACCTTATTCTTAACAAACTCAATGAAAAAGAAACTAAGATAGTTACAGGTTTTAGCCAACAAATTCCACATTTGGGACCACGTCTACAAAAAATCAACCCTGAAACTCTACAACTAGTAAAAGTATATGAATCTGTAACAGAGGCTATGAATGAAAATAAAAACATTAAAAGACCTAGTATTGCTAAGGCTGTTGAAGAAAATACAATTTATTGTGGGTTTCGTTGGCTTCTTATAGAGAGAAATTTAGACCCAAATATTATTCACTCCATTCAACCAACTAAACAAACTAAAGTTCAACAATTGGGATATATCGCAAAATTAAACGCAGATAAATCAGAAATATTGAATGTATATTTAGATAGAAAAACTGCTGCAAATCTAAATGGATATCAAAGTATATCGGCATTAGATAATCCAGTTAAAAATGTTAGTTTATCAAATGGTCATTACTATGCTTTATATGATACATGCAAACAAGATTTAATACAAGATTTTGAAGAGAAAAATGGAGAGCCAAAATTATATAAAAATGGAATAGGACAATATGATGTAAATAATAATTTAGTTAAAGAATTTAGTTGTAAATATGATTGTATTAGAGATTTAAAAATGAGTGATAAAACATTAGCAAAAGCATTACAAAATAATATTCAGTATAATAGCTATTATTATAAAGAAATAGGAGCAAAATTATCATTTAATTAAAAATAATAAAGGTTTAGTTTATATAAACCAAAATGAATAAACCACATTTAATATCAGGGGAAACATTAAAAACAATCAGTCAAGGTGCTTTAGGTGCTATGACATTTGGAGTATATCATCAATATACGACTAATAAAATAATGGAATTAAATAATGAAAAGGTTGAAATACAACACAAATATTTTATGGATAAAATGGAAAATCAACATAAAAAAGAAATGATTGAAATGGAAAATCAACATAAATTATTAAATGATAAATTTGAAAAATTAGAAAAAGTTGTATCACAACAAAAATCTTGGTGGTGGTCCCAATAGGGATTCGGCGTTTCGGCGAAGCACAGTAAATGTTAAAAGGTGTATAACTCCGTAAAAATGACTGCTGATTTGAAAGAATAAAATGGCAGTCATTTTAATTCTTCAAAAGTATAAATGTATTAAAGATAATAAATTATTAGGTATATGATTGAAAATATTGGATTTTATACTGTAAATTACAAAGATGAAGATAGAAAGAATAAAATGATTTCAAGATTTGATTCATTTAAATTAGAATTAATATTTGTTGACACTGTTGAAAAAAATGATGAAAGGTTAGCAAACGTACCTGAAAATGCAGACAGACGTACTTGGAGTATCATGCTACAACATATGGATTCAATTCGTCATTTTGTAGAAAAAACATCAAAGCATTACTGTATTGTAACCGAAGATGATATTCTTATTTCGAAAGAATTTGTAAATGATTTACCTGATATAATAAATACATTTAATGATTTAGAATTAGATTTAATATTGCTTGGCTATTTATTGTCATTTAAAATTTATGATACTAATAATAGTTTTGTTCTAAAAGCAAGAACTGAAAAATATTCTTATTATGATTACCCAGCTGATATATGGGGAGCTCAAATGTATTTGATTTCTAGAAAACATGCTATTAATTTATTAGATAGATATACAATAGAGCATGCAATATCAACCATTGATACTATGCCATTTAATCCGGATTGGACTTTAACGAAATATGGAAAAAAGGCACTAATATCGCCAATGATTGCTGTAGAGGAAGGCAATGTAAAGAATAATTTATATAATGAAATCCAATTTCATTTAAATTGCTTCAATACAAATTATGTAGATGGTTTACATATATAAATAAAAAATCATTCTTCCAATTTTTTATTTATTTATTTAAGTGTCTTCTTAATCATTATTTTCTTCATTTCCATCATATGGAACAAATTCTTCGCCATCATCTTCATTCCCGTTAGGGGTTTCATCATTTTCCTCAGGAATTTCAATATATTCGCCATTTTGATATATTACCTTTGTGCTATTAAATAATATATTCATATTTCTCACTTCTGGTTTTTCAGTTTCTGATGTAAACAATTTTGCGATTTGTGAATCATCTCTAAATCTTACTGTATAAGTTTGTTGAATATTATTTCTTCCTATACGCCCCATAGCTTGAATAACTTTTTCTTGTGTCAAATCTAAATCTTTACTTAGAAATCCGTGACAAAATTGATAATTTGTCCCATAAATGTAGTCACTTGAAGCAATAATCATATATAATTTTTGTTCATCAGCTAGATTCTTCATAATTTCTGTATAAGTAATATTATCATGATTAATAAATACACCAATTCCCATCATTAAAAGCACTTTCCATAAATTGTCAACACCATTTAACGCCATAATATCACAAACTACTTGCTCATCAATTGTACTAGTAAATGCATTTGAGATTGTATTATCAGCAGCCCATTTATCGATATGTTGTTTTTTATTGGGAACTAATGTATCATTTAATGAAGCACGTTTAATCATGGCTCTTAATAAGTTTATCTTTTCTGTCATTTTATTAAGTGCGCCTTTGTTTTGTAATTCATCAGGAACATCTTTGCTTAGTTTTTTTGGGTCTTTATTTGATTTAGCTCTACCTTTAACATTAACACCTTTATAGGACTCGTTTACAACATTTTTTACACGTTGCTCAATACCTTCTTTTATGACATCTAGCTCAACATCAATCTCATCAATTTGTTTATTAATAACATTATTATACTCTATTTTTTTCATAAGGTCTTCCATGACAGCAGATGGTATATTTGCTTGTTGAACACAAAACTTTGCAATTTTCTCAATATCATTCGAAATAAATATTGTTGGACCATCAGTTAATGTATAAGCATCTTTAGTTGTAACATAAACACCCGACGTTCCTTGTGGAATTGGTTTAGAACTTGTAATTTGTTCAGACGCAAGTCTTGAAAGAGATGCTCCTGCTAAAGATTTTGATGTTATAGGGGTTACACCAGGTCCTAAACTACGAATTTTCTGAATCTTACCACCCTTTGTATCCACAGCAGTATTTTCCATAATTCTTGGTTTTCTATTTTGTTGGAAATATGAATATATCATCTGCCATTTTGATGGATTAATATTTTTCATCATATCTAAATAATAAATTTTAATATTTTTCATATTAATTGAATCCAAATCTTCAAAATGTCTATCAATGCGCATTTTATTATTTGCATAATTATTTGTATTAATAAAACTTACAAACTCCACAACTTCTTTTAAATCAAAATATCTCAATAGCGTCAAATAATCTCTACAATGGTTTGCAATTTTCAAGATTTCATCATAATTATTATTTAAATAATGAGGTAATACAACAAAACCATCTTTATTAACAATAGGAATACTTTTTTTACAATCATGGCTCACAATATTACATATTTCTGCTCCTGGAAATTTATTTAAGAAATCAGGAATTGTCTCTGTAAGTTCAGTTTCTTTTGGTAAAGTAGCCGAAGATAAAACAACTGTTGGAATTACATTGTCTTTCCAATTTTTTCTAATTGTCTTATGAAATTCATGTTCATCATAGTCCATTGTAATAGTGGGTTCATCCCAATATGTAACAATATCTTTCGCACTGAAGAATGCTAACATATAATACATAGCAGGTAAATAAGACCTAATATCACAAATAATAATCTGGACATTATCGCCAACAGAGTTGTCGACTTTTCTAATACCACCAGTTCTCTTATTTTTTGTAAATTCTTTTGCTGCGAAATAATGTAATCGAATATCGTCTGCACTTGAACATCCGAACGCAAATGCGATTTTTTTGTCAACAGAAATTGCTGCTCTTGCTAATGCTAAACCTACATGTCTTGCTGCACAAACAAAGATTATTTTTTTTTGTTCTGAAAGAGCAATTGGCGTAAGAGTCTTACCTGTTCCTGTTGGAGCCATATATAATATCAACTTAGGTCTAGGATTTCTAATCGTTGCAAATATTTCTTTTTGATGTTCATAAAGAACTAAATCATTATACTTCAATAAACTCTCATTTTTTTCAATAAATTCCACAGCATTTTCAATTATAATAGATTTATTAATTGCATCAGCAAATTTCTCTAACACAATATTTGTCAAATTTCTAATATGCCTATTTAAACGAACAATGTTATTTCTTATTAGCTTATAAATAGTATAATAATTAAAGTGATTTGATTTGTTATTATTAGATTTTTTACTAGATAAGAAATTTTCTAAATAGTTTAATAAAACATTTTCATATATGTCGTTATTCTTAATTGTTTCATCATCAAATCTTTCTAATCTAACTCTATCGCATGAATTTGGTTTTATATTTGCATCAATTTTCATAACTTTATAACTTGAATCTAATTCTAATAATATATTTTCTATTGCATCAGCACGCTTACGTAAATAACGATTATAAATATAATCTTCAATTTTCTCTGAAAATTCTATCTTTAAAAATGTAAAGATAGAATTATTACTATTAATTCTAATATTTACATCGTGAAAACCTCTTACAATAAGATTCAAAATAGGGACTTCTAATTCAGAAACTGGCCTTTCAATACCTTCCCATTCTGACTTGTTTAACTTACGTTGTCTCAAATCCATTTTGTTGGTTTTATTACTTATTAATGTACTTTTATCTTTATATATATATTTTATTTCAATTTTTTTATTAAATAAAATTGAAATGTAAAATCAATATAAATATAATGTATAAATAATACATATAATGAATTATCAAATTCAAATTGTTTCTATTGAAGGCAATATTGGTTCTGGCAAATCAACCTTACTAGCCAATCTTAAAAAATATTTTAAAGATAATGCAAACATTATATTCTTAAAAGAACCGGTTGATGAATGGAGTAAAATTACAGATGAAAATGGCACTACAATTATAGAGAAATTTTATGCTGACCAAGAAAAGTATTCATTCTCATTCCAAATGATGGCATATATATCTAGATTAAAATTATTAAAAGAAACTATTCAACGAGTCAAAGAATCTCAAGAAAAATTAATTAAAAATAGAAATCAGCAAATGTTTATTAATGATGACAAACAAAAAAATTATTTTGAACTACCAAAATATATTATCATAACAGAGAGAAGTTTATTTACAGATAAAATGGTTTTTGCCAAAATGTTATATGATACTGGTAAGATTGAACATATTAACTATCAGATATATCTTAATTGGTTCAATACATTTATTGATGAATTTCCTCTTAATAAAATTGTTTATGTTAAAACTTACCCTGAAATATGTCATCAAAGAATTAATACAAGACATAGAGAAGGCGAACATAATATTCCTATTAATTATTTAAAATCGTGTAGTGAATACCATGATAATATGATGGATAAAACTTCAACTGAATGTGTTTGCAAAGACCAAATAGTTTTAGATGGTAATCATAATATTTTTGAAAATGAACATATACTTAAAGAATGGATTGATTTAATTGAAAAATTTATATATAATTAATATATATATGAGTGTAGATTATACACCTGATAATACATTTATTTTTTCTTTTGTAAGAATGAATCCACCAACACCTGGTCATCTAGAATTAATTAAAACTATGATTGATAAAGCTATTGATTTAGGTGTTGATAAAGCTTATGTAATAACTTCTAGTTCTTTAGATGGTAAAAATCCTTTACCATGTAGTAACTCTTCTATTCCAAAAGCAAAGAACAAATCAGATGCCGCAATTTTAACTAATATGAGTCAATCTGATTTAATATATAAATCCACAATATTAGATAAAATGATATCAGCATATAAAGAAATACTTGCTATTTCTGAAACTGACTCAATTAAAAAACAACTAATTGAAAATTTTAATGTTATTGTTATTTGTTCAATTGGTAGTCCATTTGGATTTATTTATAATGTGATTAAAAACGATTTCATTGATAAAGATATAACTAAAATTAATATGTTTTTTATTGTTGGGAGAGATAGAGCTGATTTTTTGGATACAATAGTTGATAACTTTAAAACAAAAGACTATGTTAAATCAATAAATGGTATTATATTAGAGAGAGAAGGAATGGATGCATTAAAAACTACCGGAATGGGAGAGCGAATAATTTCTGATATTAATCCATCTGAATATTCTGCTTCTTTTATTAGAGGACTTGTCAAAAATAATCAAAGACAAGATTTTGAACAAGTTTATAATCAATATCTTTCTCCAGATGAGATTGAAAAATTGTATGAAACAATTAAAATTGGTATGACAATGAAACAACCACCATCAAAAGATGAAGACGAAAACCCTCAATCTAGATATTTTGATGGTAGCTTATTACCTGTTATTAATGAATCCGGTGGTAAAAGACGAAGAAGAAAAACAAGAAAACATAAGAGAAAATCTAAACGCAGGTATTCAAGAAGAAAATAAAGTTGAAATTAGTTAATAACTTAATAATATAGTATAAAATATATTATTAATATCTGAAGAAAACAAGAATTACAACAACAAAAATTTTATGGATAAAATGGAAAATCAGCATAAAACAGAAATGAATGAATTAAGAGAAAAATTTAATAAAATAGAACAAAAAAAGTTGGTGGAATTAATCAGCGTTTCAGCGAAGCATAGTAAATCTTGAGAGAAAAATTAAATCATTAAATCAACAACAACTGGATAATGGTCTGAATTATATTTCCCACAATATTCATCATAACTATGATAAATAAATACATTAGCAATATTTTTTCTTATAGCATCTGTTACTAATACATGGTCAATCATAGAATAATCTGTTTGAGAAGCTGTTTTACAGTTATCATCAGAATCCCACCAATCACTAAAACGCTGGTCTTTAACAATTTCTTCAGCTACATTATGAAGTTCATATAATCCACTTAAATCACCTTGATATCCTTTTAGTATGTCTAATACTCTTGATGTTGGTTTATTGCTATTCATATCTAATACTTCAGCATCATAATCATTGAAATCACCAAGCATAATTACTTCATATCCTTTATTTACATAACCAAAAATTACATTTTGCAATACAGATGCTTGAGCCTCTCTCTGAGCACATCTTGATGGGTCTGTAGGAATAGCTATTAAATGAGCAGCTATTAATGCAATACTATATCCATTAAAATTAAATTCTGTAATATAATGTTTACTTACACCAGATGAACCAACAGAACCAGTATATCCACATTTTGAACCAGGTATTGGATAATTATATTTTAATTCGGTTCTATATAAATCTATAGAAGGGTCTACTCTTGTAAGCATTCCTACATTTTGACCAGTGCTTGTATCAGTTCCTTTTTTTAAGTAAGGATTATACGAATTATCTAATTTGCCTTTTAATATATTAAGTTCATCACATCCTTCGACCTCACAAAAATTAATTACATCAGGATTTAAATACTTTACTACTTCGGCAACATAATTCATATGTGTTTCAGCTTCACTTTGATTTACCCATGTGCAACCGCTTCCTGGACAATTCATTGGACTATAATAATCAATAAATAACCATTCAACATTATATTGAACGAGTCTTAGTTTACTTTTATCACTACGTCTATCTCCAATAGACGAAACATACGGACATTCAGTGTCAGCAAAAATCATTCTTGCAAACAATGATAGAAATAATAAGAGAGGCACCATTCTTTATATTTGCTTAATATAAATATATTTAAGTATATTTAAATATATAAAATTCAAAATAACATAAAATAATTACTTTATATTATTTAATAAAACAACATGTTACCAAAAATCGATACATATTTTAAAAAAACGAATGATTCCAAAAAAAATGACAAAATTTTTCCAGAATATGACTATATAATGAACTTTGATGGATGTAGTAAAGGAAATCCAGGGTTAGCAGGTGCTGGCGCAGTTATATATCATTTTAACAAAGAAATTTGGGTGGAAAGTTTCTTAGTTGGAGATAATGCTACAAATAATCATGCTGAATATGCTGGTCTAATACTAGGTTTAATGAAAGCAAAAGAGTTTAATATATCTCATTTAAAGGTGCTAGGTGATAGTATGCTAGTTATTAATCAGATGAAAGGACTCTATAGGTGTCGTGCTGATAACTTAATTGAGTTATATGAAAAAGCAAAAGAATTAGAAAAACATTTTCAACATATAGAATATTGTCATATTTTTAGAAATAAAAATAAAAGAGCAGATGAGATTTCAAATATAGCTATTGAAAATTATTTACTTGAAGAAGCTATATAAGTTATTCATTTTTTTTGATACCAGTCACTTTTGATATGTTTCTAATTATTTTTTCATCTTTTTCGACATCACATGACATAGATTCAATTACAATTTTGCTATATTGGTCTGAGTGTATAGAATCTGAATCATTGTAGTCAGGATATTTTTCTTTAAATTGAGATAATAATCTTATATTTTTATTGGCAACCTTTTTGATAGTATTTTTCATTTTTTTTCTCTCATCATCTTTTTCCCATTTATCTGCATCTTTAATGTAAAAAGTTTCTCTTTTCTTATCAGTACAATGAATTGGTCTCTCTGTTTCATCTAAGTTATTTAAGTTTTTAACAATTATATTCGAAATTCCTTCTATATAACCTAGTTCACCTATATCCATTAAATCACTCAACTGTAATTTAATGGAATCCACAAAATCGGTAATATTCATTGCATTTTTGCAGGTCTCATTTAAGAAGAAGTTTAGATTAAATGCTTTATTATGTGAATTAGTATGAGTTGTATTGTTTGTGGTATTATTGACACCATTTTTGACGAGCTCCATAGTGACATCTCCCATTTTATTGCTCTGGTCAAACATTTTATTACTTTGGTCTATCAATATAGTTTTTAATTCACTATTTTCTTTCATTAAATACTTAACAAGGTCATATACATCCATTTTTTCTTCAGAATTTATATCACTTTTTGGCGCTTTTTTTTGACACGATTTTTTATGTTTCCAAAGTCCAGAATGTGTTAAATATGACTGTCCACAATGACATAAAAAATCGGCGCTTTTTTCCGCGTTTTTGGAAAAAATACTTCCGGCTCCTTCCAAAATACTTCCATTGTTACGATATATATGTTTTTTGGTCTTATTATGTCTCGTCAAATCACATTTTTTAGAGCATACATAGTGACATAATTCACAATAAAAATTGGCGCTTTTTTGGCTCTTTTTTATTTCCAATACTTCCATTTATATTCCTAAAGAAAATATCTTTAAGTTTTTTTTAAAAAATTTATCGTAACAAAATGAAAATTATTTTTTTGGCGGTATTACGTTAATTTTAAAATATGCTCTCATGAAATACTTTTCCCATAAAATATCAGCGTTATTTTTTTTTGGACATTTTTTTTGTCCATTTTAAAATTTCAAAAATACTTTCCACTTTTTAAATGAATAATTTTCTCTTCAGGTGTAGGGAATATTTTTTAAACATTTTTTCAGAATTCAAAGAATTTCCCTTCATTATGTAGTGTCTCAGTCTTTAAGTAGCTAATTTATATATATTATTTTAACTACTTAAAGAAAATTAATATTCCAAAAGCGGAACATTTAAAACCTTATTTGGCTTGTATTTCAATATATCTAGTTCTTTTTTTGTTGTTAGAAATTCTTTCTCTCCATATATATCTTGCAACATTAACCATTCAAATAAACCTCCGGTATAAATATATACATTATAGAATCCGAGAGAAGTTAGCTGACTATATTTATTATATAGTTTTTCATCATTACTATTCTTACCATATATTACTACTTTTATACCCTTTGCTCCTCTTTTCATACAGTTATTTATCATATTCTCTTCGTTATTTATATTTATTGTATTTACAATCAAACAATGTTGTTCTGAACCAGAGAGAGTATTTATTAACAAATGTCCTTCCGGATTTTTTATTATAAATTGAACATCTTCATAATTTATTTTTATTGATGATGATTGTGAATTTCCCATTAATATAATATAATTATTACATATTTTTAAATAATACTAATACGTAATAATTTAATCAAATAAAACTTTATCTACAGTTGTTCTTACACAAAAATTATATGACTTATTATTCCTAATATAAACATAAATATTAGGAATAAATTAACTATAAACAAAATATATTAGTTGGTGCAAAAAATATAAAGATAAATTTTAATTATAGTTGAGCGTTTTAAATGTACAAAGCTGTAAAATCGTTATTGATGTAATGATAAATTAAAAAACTTATTAATCCAAAAATTACATCATATAATAAATAAATCCAACTATCTTTTACTTTATTAATAGCATTGTAAGAAAATAATAAATAAAATATAGCATGAACTGGTCTTAAATTATTCCACCAAATCTTATCTCCAAATGTCTCAGGACCACTTTTTCTTGTTCCGCTTAAAAATAAATAAATAAAACCTATTGCCGGAAGTAATGCTATATATCCTAAAACAGGTAAATAATTAACAGGAATGTTTTTAGCCAAATAAACTAGAAACAAACGCGTTGGTATACACCCTAATAAAAATAACATAAATCTTTTTTGAATATTATTCATAATATCTGTATATATATTATGAATATTTTAGTTGTAATGGCAAGCATTTTTATCAAAAGTCCAGTGATAATTATTTACATGAACGTCTGTTAAAATTCGTCGTCTTAATGCAGGCGCTGAAACATTTGCGTCTCTAGCAGCATCAGCTATATTTTTGAAAGATATGTTCTCTCCATTTTTACAACAAATTTTTACCACGGGTTGTTCAGCAAATTGTTCTTCTTTTGATACACCAGAATAACGCCATAAAAATTAAATAATTGTTAAATTTTGTTTATTATCAAATATCCATATTTCATAATTATAATTTAATTTTCTTACAGCGTGTGATTTTAATATGTTTTTGATCAAGTGTTTTTTATAAGTGTAAAAAGATTTCACTTCAATAATTAAATTGTCTTTTGGTATAAATATATCTGGAAAATAATAATGAGATTCATTCTTGAGTTCATATTTTATATGTGGAACTTCAGTTCTTTTATTATAAATTTCATTTTCGTTATATGTTTTTAATAATATGTCTAACGCAAAATTTTCATAACCTTGTATTGTAACAATTTTTCCAGAAGGAAATTTATATAATTTGTTTGAATTAGAAATTTGCTTCTCTGATAAATAAGGATTTTGCGAAGCGTGTCTAAATCCATATTTTTTTAGCATTGTTTCTTGTGCTTTAATTCTAACTTCAGGTAAATTAGATATATTTTCTACACCATATTTTTTTAAAAGAGTTTCTTTTATTTTATATTTAATCAATTCACTTTGAAATGAATATTTTGTTCCATATTTTTTTAAATTTGTATCCATTGCTTTATTTCTTATATCCTGATTTTGTTGACAATATTCAACGCCATATTTTTTTAAATTTGTATTTTTTAATTTATTTTTAAATTTTTCGAGTTTCATTGGATTATCAACTCCATACTTATTAATAAGAGTAGCTTTTCTCTTATTAACGCAAATAGTGCTTTGTGAAATATGTTCAACTCCATATTTATTTAAAATTGTATTTTTTATTTTATTTTTTATTTTATCATTTTGAAAAGGATTTTCTACTCCATATTTTTTTATATTAGTATTTTTCATCTTGTTCATTATTTCTTTATTTTGTAAAGGATTTTCTACTCCATATTTTTTAATATTAGTTTCTATACTTTTAAATTTTCCATTCAATATCGAACATTCATGACAAAAATTTTTAGTTCTCAACAAAATTCTAAATGTTTTTGAAAAAATATTAAAACAATCTACATTTTTACATTTACCATTTATGATTGTTTCTCTATTTAAGTGGTCATATTTTTTTTCTAAAATTAAATCGTTTTCATAACAAAATCCCTCTAATAAATCATTATTATATCTAACCATTAAATACTATATAGTATTTAATGGTTTTTATTTAAGTTAGTTTCTTCTAGTATCTTATTTTTTCTTTTTTCATAAGCTTTTTTCCTATATTCTTTTATTTTTTCAGGCGTCTTTTCAGTTATTTCTTTTAACCGTTTGTTAGCACGTTCAATGCTTATTTGTTTATTTGCTTCAAACTTTCCTAAAGATAAATTCAATGTTTCCAGCAATTTATTTTGTTCATTTACTTGATATTTTAATCTATAAATTTCATTTTGTAACTCATCATTCTTCTTTAGAAGTAAATTATAATTTTCAACATTATATTCATTCTCTCTAATAACATCCTTAATTAATTGTTCCACTTTATCAATTGTAAAGGCTTCATCATCTAATGCGATTAATTCTCTGTGGGCTATATCATCTACAGTTATAATTCGTAGACGATTTTTTAACACAAGATGTTTTTTTATACAGTTTTCAATCTCAATCTTGTTTTTAACTTTAAATGCATTATATAGTCTGAAATTTTCATATGTTTTTTTATGAGTTTTAACTCTTTCGTTTAAGTTATTACTTTGACCGAATTTAATAACTGTTTCATGATACATCTTGCTATTAGGTTTGCCCAATGTTTTGTTGTCAATTAATCCAATATAAATACATTGCGTATTTAAAGGAAATTGTTCCAATAATGTTTTTTCTTTTAATTCTTCTTTTTCTTTATCAATAGATTTTGTTTTTTCTTTAAGCAGTAATTTTAATTCATTATTTTCTTCTTGAATGACTAGATGAATAATTTCTTCTAATTTCATATAATATTCATGAATTTCGTCAGCTTTTTTTGTTCCGGCTTTTAAACAAAATTTTTTGAAGGTTTCAATATTTAACATGAATATTTCTTTGTTCTGACCTCCTTTGGGTTTGTTTATTTGGTTTCCCGTATGGGAAAGCGATTTTATATAGTCTTTATCAATAATAAAATGATTTTCTAATAATATTTTTGCCTTTACCTTTTGATTGAACCCAATCCATTTCCATACATTATCTAAATCAATAACAAAATCAGTTTTTTGGTGACAATTGAGATAACAATAAAAGCTCGATAAAAATAATTGTTGTTCAAAATCTGTGAATTGCTCTTTAATTTTTGTTAATAATTTTACATTATAGTCTTGTGATAGTTTTGTTATCGGATTGTTTTCAATGAGTTCAACTATATTTATTGTTTCCATTATATATAAATAATAACTAAACCTTTAAGTTGTTATTTACATTTTACATTTCGTTTTTCAAAAGCGGAAACGATTCCTTTTATTTTCAAAAGTAAAAACGGTTTTAATGAAACTTGACAACAATTTCAACCTCTTCTTTCTTAATGCTTTTAGTAGCGGATATTGATAATTCTTCTCTTTTTTTACGTGTCTTTGCGTTATCTGTCAATGTTTCCTTTCTCTTAGAGGTGCTATTTCGATTGTTCATATCCTTTTCAATGACATCATAATGCTCGTCAATATAATCAACTACTTTATTTTCAATAGCCCATTTAAAAAAATTCAATTGTCCGATAGTGGTTTCAATGCATGTTCCGTCTTTATATGGAATACTTATTCTATCCCACCGGCAGAAAGGGTCAAATCTTTTTTTGCTATAAGCTTTTAATTTTAGCTTATAATCGAAGTAAACTTTAAAACGAATTTTTTCTCCTATTTGATTTGTCATATCATAGAGAGTATAATTCTTTTTTGCATAATTTGTTGCAAACCAATCTACAATTCTTAGAGAGATTTTCGATTCACCTGTAATAATTTTCAACATTCTTGTTAAGTTATCATTATGTTTATAAAATTCTAATAAATTATTTAGCAATAATTCATTCTGCGTTGTATAATTATTTGTAGCACTCATTAATTATCATTCTTTAAAACTTATTTAAGTTGTTTATAATGAATATTATTTTTTAAAAAAACTTTGTATATAATATAATGTCTAATTTAATGACTAATTATTTCGGCCCTTTAGATAAAAGTGCATGTGTTTATTTCCTAATTATTTCTGTTATATTTTTTATTACGCTTATTTTAGTATTAGGAAGTGAATTAATATATATATTTCAACACTTTAATAAATTAACTTTTAGAATGTTTACAAATGGTATATTAGTATTATTTAATATTTTCATCGCTTATTTTGTAAACAGATTACTTTACACTATGTGTAGTAAATCATTAGCTTAAACTTTAATGTAATGAAGTTTTTCTTTTGTTTTTATACTTCTACGACTTTTTGGTTTACATACGCCAATATAGAATCGATATGATATAATCTACCTTCATTAAAATCTGGTTCGAACATATAATTAATTTTTCTCTCCTTGAGTAGTATTAACCGGTTTTAAAAACTGGTCTCTAATTGAAATATCATCTACATAATTAGTTTGACCTAAAAATGGATTGAAACCTATTTGTTGAACCATCTCTCTATTTGCTAATTTATCACCTAACTCTTCTCTTTTATTAGAGACTTTGAAACCTGAACCTGATAAGGATTGGTTTAAAATATCCCAGGTATTTTCATCATGATGTAAAGATGAAGAATATGCAGTTGTATCCATATTTTTACTAAATTCTTCATTTTCTATCTGAATTTGATGCTTCATTCTTCTAGACCTTTCATATGGTTTACCATCTGTCCATTTTAAAGTAATATTATCTGGTTGAGAATGTCTTTGACAATTATTTTCTTTTCCTATATAATCATATCCACTACCTTTACTCGCTTTTAAATATTTATCCTCTTCTAAACATTTTCCACAATCCATGTCTAATAATATTATATAATTATTTATTATTATTAAAGTAACGAAGTATTCACTTCTGGTAACTTAACTAATTTCATTTGTTTTGTAAATAAAAATTTATTATCACTTCTACACCTTCTTTTTAAATTACAATCTAAACATGCCAAATAAAAATTATCTATATTATGACCCAAATCATTATTTATTCTATCTACTGTCCATTGTCTCATTTCTCTCGAAATATCATATAAAACATTCATTTCACATTGACAATAATAACATTTTAACTCACACTCTATCATTTTATTTATCACAGATTCAATATTTATAAATTTTTCATTATTTAAAAGTTTTTTAATAATATCTTGTTGTTTATAACTATAAATTTTTTTATTTATTTGTTGCAATACTATTTTTGATTTATCATCAAAATAATTGTATGTATTTGATTTTATATTTTTTATATTTTCAAATTGATTCTCATATGCATAATCTTCTGATGTAAATGTCCAATTTTCTGCTATCACACGTTTTTTCTCCTTATTTTTCTTATGGTCTTCCATTACCTGTTTTTTAACTGATTTTGTAAACATAATGCTTTTAGTCTCCATATATATAAAATACTTATTAAATATTTAAATGTATATTATTCGAAATTGATATAAATACACTTTAATAAATATATATTTTACAAAACTGAGTTAAACTCAATATGATATATTATATTATAAGATGGAAGAAAATACTCCTACTAATGAATGCCAAGAACTTAAAAATATAAAGTATAAAACTATGTTATTAAATGGTGTACCTCTGCAAGAAACAAAATCATCAAATGACCTATCTAACTTGGACAAATTTCTTGAAAATGAAAAAAATAATAATGTTAATGAACCATGGTGTAAGTTAAATAAAACAATTAAAACAAAGAAATTGCAAGAATATGTTGAGACTTATAAAGTAGAAAATAATTTATCAAATGATGAGAGTGAATCGCTAATGTCATTTTTAAAAGATTGTATTGACCGTAAAAAACTCCAAAGAGTTAAAGATGTTTTATATGATAAAGATAATGGAAAAATTAAAGAAATTCCTGCATTGCATTATGTCAAATCTAATAAGCATTTTACATTAAAAAATTTAGATAAACGCGTTTCTACTCTTAAATCTTTAGCTCCAAAAAAACCTGGTCATGGTACAATCAGAAAAAAAGACATATCAAAAACTAATGAATCTGATTCTGAAGAAGATGATGAAAATTAAATATTATGAAATTAGGATTTAATTTTTTGATGTAACTCAAGGTTCAAGTTGTGTATTTTCAGCAACAACTGGGTTTGATATTGCATCTGGAAAAGGAGTATTAAATGTCGCTAATTTACTACAAAATTTAGGTTAATTTTTTAATATAACAAAAATAATTATATTAAAAAGATTTAAATAAGTTATATAGTATGACAACATATTTATCAGATTTAGAAGAATTACACGATATAATGGATACATTAGTATTTGAAGACGAACCTACAATTTTTACACAAGAACATGCTATTGAAGTTGTTGAAACAGCATTTCATCTTATGGAAGAATTTATGAGTGAAAACCCAACAGCAATTTCCGAGCCAAATTTTCACGACATTTTATTAGAAGAAATTAAAGAAATATTTTACATTCAAATGGAGGACCACATTTTGGATAGCGATTATATTGAAGATGATATGAACGATTTACTCGAAGACGCGTTTAATATTTATATTACTACTTTTCATCCAGAAAGGTCTCTTAAAAATAATGATGATGACGATGATAAATTATCTGAGATTGATGAAGAAGAAACAAATATAATTGAACAAAAAATTCAAAGTTTGAGAGAACTACCTCAGCCAGTTCAAAGAACACCTGAATGGTATCAATTTAGATGGAATTTAATTACCGCAAGTAATGCATGGAAAGCATTTGAAACTCAAAGTACAATAAATCAGTTAATTTATGAAAAATGTCAACCCTTAAAAGATTTTACGATTGAACCAGTAGATGAAGAAGTTAAGATGGTAAATACAAATTCGACACTACATTGGGGACAAAAATTTGAACCATTGTCTGTTATGATGTATGAACATATGTATAATTCAAAAGTTGAGGATTTTGGCTGTATACAACATCCTATTTATAAATTCATTGGTGCGTCTCCTGATGGAATTATTATTAAATCTGAAACTGGACATTATGGTCGCATGCTTGAAATTAAAAATATCGTAAATCGCGAAATAAATGGTATTCCAAAAAAAGAATATTGGGTACAAATGCAACTACAAATGGAAGTTTGTGACCTTGATGAATGTGATTTTTTAGAAACAAAATTTATAGAATATCCTGATTATGATAGTTATAAAAACGATTCATCAAAAGCAAGCTTTGAAGGAAATGAATTTAATAGTTTTACAACAACGTCTAATGGCTCATATAAAGGTATTATTTTATATTTTCATACAAAAAAAGGAAATCCATATTATGAATATATGCCATTAAATATATGGACACCAGATGATGTAGCAAAATGGGAGGAAACAACATTACAAAAATATGAATCCCAACCTTATAATTATATATTTATAAAATTTATTTATTGGAAACTTGAAAAGTTAAGTTGTGTTTTGGTTTTAAGAAATAAAGAATGGTTTAAAAATAATGTTGGTCAATTAGAAAAAGTTTGGAAGATAATCGAGCAAGAACGAATTTCTGGTTATGAACATAGAGCACCTGTCAGGAAGTCGAAGAAAGAACAGACTAACAAGTCTTATATTGATAACAAAGATGTTTGCTTTTTACAGGTTATTAAACTTGTAACATAAAAATCGATTAATTTATGAAATTAATATTAAATATAAGTATACACAATATATAAACAATATAAAAACATATAATATTATATCATAATGTGCGATTTTTTTATTTTAACTAAACCATATAATTTAAATACGAGCAATGACGAAAAAAACCAAGTTATACTTTTAAGTGATAAAATTTATATATTGCCAAAGAACAACATAAATTATTATATTAACAATGGTTTATTTGAAAAAAGTTTAATAGAATGGTGTAAACAATTTTGTAAAATAGATAAGAATATATTAGATATAGGTGCTCATTCTGGAACATATACAATTAGTTTGGCTCAATATTGTAAAAATGTATATGCGTTTGAACCACAAAAAATGACATATTATTCTCTTTGCGGAAGTGTCGCATTATCTAACATTACAAATGTAAATTGTTTAAATATAGGATTAGGATCATCAGAACAAGAAGGAAAACAACTATTGAATATTATTAGTTCTGATGGGGGTGGTTCAACACTTCATAATAAAAATGACAATATCGTTTTACAAAAAGAAGAAATAGAAATTAGAACACTCGATAGTTTTAATATTGATGATATTAGTTTTATTAAAATAGATGTAGAAGATAATGAATTACAAGTATTATTATCTTCACGAGCTACTCTTGAAAGGTCTAACTATCCAAAAATATTATTTGAAATGAACACTGTAAATAAACATTTAATAGATTTTTTAGAACAAATTCATTATAATATTATATCTATAAATGGTTATAATAATATGTTCTTAGCTGTTCATAAAAATAATTCATAATACATTTAATTCATAATACATTTAATACATTATATTTGGACCATCGCTTACAAATGGTAAGCTATCGGTCAGTTGATAATCTGTTGTAAAATAACCTACACGTGTTCCATAATCTTCGCTAACAGGAGGTAAAGGTTTTATATAATTATCGCCTATTTTTTTTTCATGATATAATGCTCCACACACAGAAGCTGGAGTGCATCTTCCAATATCAGGATTATTAGGATATCTTATATTATTAGTTATTTGGTCATATGAACCTAATTTAAACGTTGGATAATGCCACCACATATCATTTGAAGTATCGTTCGATATTTGATTTTTACCGATTATAGGATAAGTATCCTGAACTAATACATTAGTCTGTGCATCTGGAAACATACCAGTTGCTTGGTCTAAAGAATAATTTGAATAACCTTCAATCATATTTGATAAATTAAATATTAATGGTAATCCAAGAGCCAATATTATTAATAAAAGTAAAAAAACAATTTGATTCATATATATAATTTATATATTTTTATTATGCTCCTTCAATTAAACTACTTACATTTTCAATCATATTATCTAAATTATTTTCATTAAATAAATATCTCAAACAATAACTAGTAAATGGTCTTAATGTAAGATTTTTATCAATAATCATTGATATGAATTGATTAATTTTTTCTCCATCTAATGGTTTTGGTGCAATAGCAGCAAGCTTCAACAACTTTGCTCTAAACATTTCAAAAGTTGGATAATCAAATTTATATTTTCCACTGATTCTATTAATAAGCGCCTTTTCTTGGAAGATAACATCACAATCATTACCTGTAAAGAATCTAATTGTATTTCCTGAGTCATCAAAACCATCCATTGCGTTTAAAATTAACCCCAATAATTCCTTATTATCTTCTCTAATGATAAATCTGTCAAAGTCTTCAAATAACAGCAGTATTGGTTTTGCTCCATTTTTTACAGGATTTAATAGATTACCAATATTCGAAGACTTAGCATGAATGGAGTTTACAATATACACGTCCATATTATATTTAGACGATAATGCTTTAATTAATGTAGTTTTTCCAGTTCCAGGAATTCCATAAAGCAAATAACTTAAACTCTTGAACTCTCCAATAGACTTGAGTAGCATTTGATTTTTTTTATGACTAGAAATTTCAGATTCAACCGTCTTAAAGTAGTATTCATAACCAATCAAGTTGATTTCATCAAATGTAGAGTAAGTTTCTGTATTAACCCATCCTTGTCTTGGGTCGTATCTAAATAATTTATTTTGGATTTTTTCTAATGCTTTTTTTCCTTTTAAATTAATCATTGCTATTAAGAAATTATATTCTTCAATTGACTTAAAATATAATACCATATATCCTTGTTTTTCTTGATTATAAACCCAACAATCAATAGTATCCCAAGTGTAAATTCCTGTATCAGGAATAGCATAAGTATTGCCACCTATTAGTAGAGCTCGTTTTGGATTATAATATTTACTGATTGCTCCTAATAGTTCATCATTAGTTCGCATCTTAACTGAAAATGTGAAACCTTCTGGAACGTTAACGTGTGATACACTAAGCGACATTTATTAATTATACTTTTATATTTAAGTAAATTAATTATATCAATTTTTTAATTATTAAAAAATTGATTTAGAGGTAAAATTTGAAATTATATAATAATGGACAACACAACAGAAATGCGTGTAATTAAGCGAGATGGAGAACTCGAAGATTTGTCATTTGACAAGATTTTAAATAGAATTAGGAAATTAGGTCAAGATGTAAGTATTCGTGTAAACTATCAGTCGCTTGTTATGAAAGTTGTCGACCAATTATACGACAAGATTCCAACATCAAAGATTGATGAATTAGCAGCTGAACAATGTGCAGTTATGTCTACTAATCATCTTGATTATGCAACATTAGCAGGAAGAATTGTTGTTTCAAATCATCAGAAGAATACAGAGCCATTATTTTCAAATGTGATGAAAGACTTATATGAATTTAAAGATATACATGGATTAAATACAACACTAATATCAGAAGAATTTTGGGATTTTACTCAACAATATAAAAATCAAATAAATACAATGATTATTCATGATAGAGATTATCTTATGGATTATTTTGGATTCAAAACATTAGAAAGAGCTTATTTATTTAAATTAGGTAATAAAATTGTAGAGAGACCACAACATATGTGGATGCGTGTATCTATTGGAATTCACGGAGACATAGATAATCCAGATTCATTAAAATTAGTCAAAGAGACGTATGATTTGATGTCACAAAAATATTTTACACATGCTACACCAACATTATTTAATGCTGGAACACCTAGACCACAAATGAGTTCATGCTACTTAATTGCTATGGAAGATGATAGCATTGATGGTATTTTTAATACATTAAAAGATTGTGCTCATATTTCTAAATGGGCTGGAGGCGTGGGATTACACATTCACAATATTCGTGCGAAAGGAACACATATTTTAGGAACAAATGGAACATCAAATGGAATAGTGCCAATGTTGCGTGTTTTTAATAATACAGCAAGATATGTTGACCAGGGAGGCAATAAGCGTAATGGTTCATTTGCTATTTATTTGGAACCTTGGCATGCTGATATTGAAGATTTTTTAGAACTGAAGAAGAATCATGGTGATGAAGAATTAAAAGCAAGAGATTTATTCTATGCTTTATGGATATCAGATTTATTCATGGAGAGAGTTAAAAATAATGGGAAGTGGTCTCTTATGTGTCCTCATGAGTGTCCAGGATTAAGTGATGTTTATGGTGACAAATTTGTTGAGATTTATGAAAAATATGAATTAGAAGGTAAAATTAGAAAGTCTGTAAATGCCAGAGATTTATGGTTTAAGATTTTGGATGCTCAAATGGAAACAGGAACACCATATTTGCTTTATAAAGATGCTGCCAACTCAAAATCAAATCAACAAAATCTTGGCACAATTAAGTCGTCTAATTTATGTGTCGCACCTGAGACAAATATTTTAACACTAAATGGTCATGTAGAAATTCAAACACTTGTAGATAAAGAAGTTGAAGTATGGAATGGTGAAGAATTTTCTAAGGTAAAAATAATAAAAACAGGTGAAGACCAAGACCTTATAGACGTTTTTACAGATGACGGCTCTAAATTAACTTGTACTCCATATCATAAGTTTTACATTCAAGAAAATTATTCTGAAAAATCGATTAAACAAGTTGAAGCAAAATATTTAAAACCAGATGATAAGTTAATAAAATGCTCTTTTCCTGTTATAGATGGAAATGACAAATTTTTATATCCTTATACTCATGGTTTTTTTTGCGGTGATGGTACATATTCTAATATATCAGATAATCCAGAACAAGATTGTAAATTTAAAGCAATTAACGGTCATTTTTTCTGTAAAAGACATATTGATTTTGAAACCGACGATTTTTTGCTGAATAATAATATAGATTTACATGAAAATATGAGTTGTCAAGCAAAAACATATTGTAAGAAACCAATGTCTTATTTATATGGAGATAAAAAAGAATTAATCCAGCACATGAATTATAGAACTTTTTCTGAAAATAATGGACGAATAGTTTTACAACTACCATTAGATATTGAAGACAAATTTAATATACCGTCTCACAATTGCTGTATAAAAGATAAATTAGATTGGTTTTCTGGCTATTGTGATGCGGATGGCAGTATATCTAGAAATGGAGACAACGAACAACTACAAGTTGCATGTATCAATTATGAATTCTTAAAATCTATTAAATTATTTTTACAAACGTGTGGCATAAATCCTAAAATTAGATTATTTCAAAACCGTGAAAAAAGCTATTTACCAGATGGAAAGGGAGGACATAAATATTATGATGTTAAACCAATATATAGATTATTAGTTACTTCTTGCGAATTATATGACTTAGTTCAATTGGGATTTTCACCAAAAAGATTAAAAATTATTGGAAATAAACCAGCGCGAAACGCATGTCAGTTTATTAAAATTCTGAAAATAGAAAATAATAATCGCATTGACGATACATATTGTTTCACAGAACCTAAGCGCCATATGGGAATATTCAATGGAATTATTACTGGTCAGTGTACCGAAATTATCGAATATTCAGATGATAAAGAGACTGCTGTTTGTAATTTAGCTTCAATTGGTCTGCCAACATTTGTCGACCAAGTTACAAAGATTTTTGATTATGATATGCTTCATCAAGTAACAAAAGTAATAACTAATAATTTAAATAAAGTCATTGATGTTAATTATTATCCGACTGAAAAAACTAAAATAAGTAATATGAAACATAGACCTATTGGCATTGGTGTCCAAGGTTTAGCAGACACATTTGTTCTTATGGATATTCCTTTTCATTCAGAAGAAGCAAAAGAAATTAACAAACTCATTTTTGAGACCATTTATCACGCTGCTTTAGAGAAAAGTAATGAAATCGCAATTCATAGAGAAAATTTTATTAAAGAAACCTGTCATACAAGATATGATATATTAAATGAACTAAATGAATATGAAGGTCAAGTAATATTAAGCAAATATGAATCTCAAATAGGAGATTTAAAATATGCAGGAGCATATAGTTCATTTATTGGGTCACCATCATCTAAAGGAATTCTTCAATTTGATATGTGGAATGTAGAGCCAACGCCCGGAAGATATGATTGGACTGTACTCAAAGAATCAATTAAAATGCATGGTCTTAGAAATTCTCTATTGGTCGCTCCTATGCCAACCGCATCTACGTCGCAAATATTAGGATTTAATGAATGTTTTGAACCATTTACAAGCAACTTATATAGTCGCCGCACTTTGGCTGGCGAATTCGTGATTGTCAATAAATATCTAATGAAAGAGCTTATTGAATTAGGACATTGGAATGAACAAATAAAAAATAATATTATTGCGAATAAAGGTTCGGTTCAGCAATTGACTATTTTATCAGAACATATTAAAAATAAATACAAAATTGTTTGGGAAATTCCTATGAAACACGTTATTGATATGTCTGCAGATAGAGGTGCGTTTATTTGTCAAAGTCAGAGCTTAAATTTATGGGTTGAGGACCCTACCTATAACACTCTAACTTCTATGCATTTTTATTCATGGAAGAAGGGATTAAAGACAGGTATTTATTATTTAAGAAGAAAAGCAAAGCACCAAGCTCAGCAATTTACAATTGAACCAGAACAACAAGTTGAAGAACATGATGAAATTTGTGAGATGTGTTCGGCTTAAAAAAAATTAATTTATGAATATATATTTATATATTAATTTATACAATACCAATCCTATTTGAATATGTTTTAAATGAATTACAATCATCATTCAAGTCAATATTATGTTTTAATTTCATAAAACATCTTAATGTAACTAAAATATCATTAAATGAATTATGTAAATTACTAGGTGATTTGTTAAATAATTTTTCATGAAGTTCAATTAGTTTTGGATATTTCAAATATGGTTTTCCATTCTTATTAAGTAATTGAATATTGCAAAATTTAATTGAATCTTTTAATGTACAAGAAATATCATTAAAGTTAGAAAGGAAATGTAAATCATATTTATATATCTTAGTTTGTTCCTTAGTTAATGAATCTTTGTTAATAAGTCGTAGTAATTCAACCTTTATCATATTAATATCAAATTCAATATTATGACCAATTAACTTATCTACTCCTCTTAAGTAATAAAAGAACTCATTTAAAACTTCATTAACAGGTATACCTTTTTTTGTAGATATTTCATTTGTAATCCCATGTATTTTGGTTGATTCTTCGGGAATTAACATATTTTCTTGAAGTCGAATTACATAATCTTTTGATTCAACAATATCATTTAAAGATGAATCATAAATTATATAGCTAAATTGAACAATATGAGGCCATTGATGTAGTGTAAATGGACTAATATATCTAGTTTGTGGTAAACCGGTTGTTTCTGTATCAAATACTAAAAATCTCATTATATAATTCTTTGTCTAGAGTTTAAGTTCTTGTTTTATAAGTTTAATAAATTTTCTCAATTTTAAAATATATTATTTAAAAAAGAATTTACACCCTTGAAGATTTTACTGGTTTAAACATAATTTTTACATGGAGCGAATGTGCGTCTATGCCAAATCGTAATACCATGTTCTTTTATACCATCAATATGACGTTTTGCACCATAACCTTTATTTGAATCAATACCATAATGCTCTGATAGTTCTGGATTTTGTTGGCAAAGTTTTTCGATATATCTGTCGCGTTCAACTTTAGCTAAAATTGATGCCGCAGCAATAGAAGCGTATTTATTGTCACCACCTTCTACAGTCATGTAGGGAATAGTTTCGATTTTATTAGTCTCTTTATTAAAAGTTGTAATCGGATTAAAATAATTTCCATCAATTAATAAATTATAATTATAATCTGTCTTCTCCTTTTTACCTTTTTCTTTTAGATGTTTATTATAATTCTTTTTCACTTCTAAGATTGCATTGTGCATAGCCATTTGAGTTGCTTGTAAAATATTAATTTCATCAATTTTTTTCTCATCTTCAAAACTTACATGCCAAGCTAAAGCATTTTGTTTCACATATTCTGCTGCTTCTTCAATCTTCTTTTTTGAATGAAATTTTTTACTATCTTTTACTTTTGTGAAATCAAATGAATCATCTTTAGGTAAAATTACTGCTGCTGTATATACACACCCAAATAAAGGACCTCGACCTGCTTCATCAACACCAATTTCATATATATTTGGGTCTTCATTATAACAGCTTTTTAATACAGTTTTTGGCTTTTCTTTTACAATTTTAACAATTTTTGGTTTTTTAAGCGAAGTTACCTTTGGTTGAATAATATATTCTTCTTCGTCTGAAGAATCATCAATTATTTCAGCTGGTTCGTAATCAGTTTTCATTTTAATATATATAATAATTATATTCTCTTAAATTCAAATCAATTTTATTTAAATTTTTTCACTATATAAATTATACAATGAATACTGAAGCATTATTTCTATTCCTAATTTTATTGTTAGGCCTTGTCTTATGTTCCTTTTTAGGAGGTAATTACGGAAAAGAAGGTTTAACCGGTAATTTTACTGCTAATTTTAATATGACTGGAAATGGTAATCGCCCTGGAGGTAATAATGGCACTAATGGCTCTTATACATCGTCTTCTGGAGCATCAACAGCTTCTAGTAGCCAATATGATAATTATAATCATTATAGCGGAAGCTCTACTCAATTAACTCCAGGTGCAACATTTTATGGACAAAATGGAACCACTGCTGTAGTTGTAGCTAATAGTGATGGAACACAATCATTGCAAATAACATTACCGGGCTCTACATCACCTGTAACATTTTCAACACAATCATCTACAGATGCCTCTTCATCTAGTGTTGAAACCTATACTAATTATTATGATAATAATAATAATGCATCAGCAACAACATATTATGGACCTAATGGTGCAACCGCTACCGTTATTAACACTAATAATGGTCAACAAGCTGTTCAAGTAACTACTTCATCTGGAACTTATTTATATAATACATCTGGAAGTCAAAATACAACTAATACATCAACACAATATTATGGTAGTACTGGATATCCTATTCAACAAGCTCCATATTCTATGTCATACCAAGGTCCTTATGGTGGGTCTGCTGGTTCTGTTACTGGTCCTCAAGGTAATACAGCATATTATGCTCAAGGACCTCAAGGCAATACTCTTGCAGGAACTACCACAGATAACTATAATAATTCATCTAATCAATATTATGGGCCTTATGGTGGGTCTGCAACTGGACCTCAAGGTAACACAGCATATTATGCTCAAGGACCTGCTGGTAATACTGTTGCTGGAACTACTTCTTATGATAGTTTACCACCAGGAATTTCAAGAAATCAAATACCTTCTGGTCAAGAGGATTTATATATATTAAAATCTCAAATTGTGCCTCCAGTGTGCCCTGCTTGTCCTAGTAGTTCCGCATGTCCAAGACAAGAACCTTGTCCACCATGTCCAGCATGTGCTAGATGCCCAGAACCTGCATTTGAATGCAAAAAAGTGCCTAACTATGATGCCATTAACAATGACTTTTTACCTGCTCCTGTCTTAAATGATTTCTCTCAATTTGGTATGTAAATTTAATTATTTATTTAATAATCTTGTAATAAGTGGTTTTATATTTATTCTCTTGTTTTGATACATTTTTTATCCATTTGGAATGTAGCAACTTTATCTTCTTGCGGAACAATATTAATCACACATTTAGATTTCTTTCCATATAAGGGTTCTGTGCATCCTTTTTCTTTTTTCTTTCGTGTTTGCGTTTTTTTAAAGATAAAAATTTTGGATTTTTCTTCTGTGCATCTAGACCTAAAATGTTCGTATCTTTCTCTCACATCACAATATGTTAAATGTGATTTTTTTCCTAACATTTTATTAATCAATTCATGTAATTCATAAACATATCGAGAGAATGTTGCTCTACTTTTCATATGACACATTAACAATGGTTTCTTTTTAAGATTATTTGTTAGATTAATTCTACAATACTTACATGGTAATACATTTCTTAAATTGTATATAAAATCCTTGTAATGTTTTTTATTTTCTATACTCGGATTAACAGGATAATTAAAACTCATTGTATGAAGATAATGCCACATTGCAGGACCCCAGATACTTACTTGCATGCCATCCCCAGCATTATAATCATTTTTATTAAAGACATATTTCTTTTTTGTTTTATTATGTGTATTTCTATTTTTACGTGTTTTATTCATTATATATTACTTAAATAAAATAAACTTATCCAAATCTAAAAATAAACTTGTCTCTTCTTGTATATTTAATTTGATTTTTTTTAGATATGGATATAAATTCTCAATTTAGTCTCTAATTGTAAAATCTTTTCTTTACACCCTTGGTAATTTAAAACGCCGTTTTTATAAAGTATTTTTTTATAAAAATTATTTAAAAATGTATTATTATATTACATTAGTAAAATGAATGTGGAAGAATATGTCAATAAAATTAAAATATTAGAAGATGAAAATATGCAATTAAAAAATAAACTTAAAACATATACTGCACCAACACGTAATACAAAATATTACGAAACACACAAAGAAGATATTATACAAAAAACAAAAGAGTATAAGGATAATCTTCCACTTGAAAAGAAAAAAGAATACGCAAGAAGAGCATATTTGAAAAAAAAGGATAAAATAAACGTTTTGAATGAAAAAAACAAAAATGAAACTATTTAGGAAATTATATATTTATGCGTATAAATATATAAAATAAATATCTTTAGGTAATATATAGAATGGTGAAAAAGAAAAAGGATGAAACCCAGCCGAAAGAAAAAGTTGTTAGAAATGACGTGAAACAACGTAAGGAAGATAACAAAAATACGGATTTCACGTGCATTAAAAGTTCGTGGAAATCATTTTGTAAAAACAATCTTTTAGCAGATACGATTGTTAATGATATTTTACCGAAGATTAACACTATATGTTTCTTATCCTATAAATTGTTAAATTATCATTTTGTTCGGTTATTAGAAGAAAAGAAACCTTTACCTGAAATAAAACAAAATCTTTTTTATCAGTCGTGCTGTATGGTTTCACAACTAAAATATACAAAGGATACTACTGATACTACTACTGAATTGTATGAAAGTTTTTCACAAATGAAAGAGTATATAATTGATAATTTACCAGCACGTGATTATTTATGTTTAGGATACATTACTAATTTGAATAAATTGCAACTTACAATGACAAATAATCATTTGAAACTAAACTTTTACAATCGTTTTCGTAAATATTTGAAACTACGCACTGGTGAAACTGATAACGCAGTAGTATATAACTGGTTAAAAGATATATATGAACCTAATTATGATGGAAAGAACGTATTTGTTTTGTATATGCGTAAATGGTTAAAATATATACCTACCGAAGCAAACATAGTAAAACATTCTAATCATTTTGTTAAGATTTATTATTTTATTTTGAAGGAGTTTGAAAAATACCCAGATACGAAAGGAATAAGAACATTCACTTTATTGCCACATAAACACGGATTTACACAATCACATATTACCATTTGTAATGCTGGGTTAGAAAATACACTCAAATATATAGCGAATGAATTGAAACGTGGTAATAATGATGTTGAAAGTGGTTTAGATGTGAAAAAGTTTGAAGAAAATAGCAATGAATATTGGAAAGAATTATTCAATATTACAAAATATGAAACAAAAAATAAAAAGTTTGGATATACAATTTTAACGGATGGTAAAAGTGTTGTATTGCAAATGCGAAAACCAACACAACCAGAAAAAATAACAAAAGAATATACGGAACAACAATACGACAACTTTTTAGGAATTGACCCGGGAATAAGGGCATTAATTACTTCCTATGATACAAACGACAAGGTAATTCAAGTAACAACCAGAGAATATCGCCATAAAAGTAAAATGATTTATGCTTGCAAGAAACGTGAAAACTGGTATAAAAAGTGGGGACATTATGAAGAATGGAAACTCATACCTACCATAAAAACCAGTAAAACAATCGTAATGAAAGAATATTTCAAATATGTATTTCCACGAATGAATACATTTACAGAGTTTCATATGGAGAAAGGGTTTCGCAATTTGAACTTTACTTCCTATTGTAGAAGTAAAGCAACATTAGCGAAAATATGCGAACGTATAAGTGGCGGAAAAAATGTAAAAACATTAGTAGGTTTCGGCGATTATTCACAGCAACACGGATTAGTAAAATCTCATCCAACAACACCCATTTTACGATTAAAACGAGAACTTCGTAGGTATTGTAAGGTGGTTGATATAGACGAATACAAAACAAGCAAAACGTGTTCTTCGTGTAATAAAGAAATTGAATTATACCGAAATCGTATTCAAAGAAAAAAGAAGGGCGTTTTAGAACCCATAGCAAAATTGTCTAATATCCATAGCGTAATCCGTTGCAAACACAACGAGTGTAAATTATGTTGTATGGATAGGGATATCAATGCTTCCAAAAACATATTAGGATTGCTTCTTAATCAATACAGAGGAGAAGAAAGACCATTATGTTTTAGACCAGAAAAAATTGCCGTGAAACCTCGTAAGAGTGATAAGCGTGCAAAGGCGTGCGATTCGCCATTACTAACTTGATTTTTTTTAATGTCGTGAAAACGGCGTTTTAAATTACCAAGGGTGTAAGCATTATATTTTCATTTATGATAGATTCCTTATTCATTAAGATATTATTATAAATTATTTTTATATAATTTATAATATATATGAATTCAAACGAACATTTCAGTTTAACAACATTTACAGATACAACCAAAAGAGTATGTACATGTTCAGCTTTATCAATATTTTTCATTGTCCTATTCATAATAAGTCCATTAAGTAATTTCTTTTTAATATCAATTGTTATGAAGATAGTAACATTATTGGTACTCTCTTACACATTATATTTAAATAATGAACAAACAAATTATTTAAGAAATGCAAGTCAATTAAATTTATCAAAAGAATTAGGTTCTCAGCTTACAATCAATATTGTATGTAGCTATGTATTTACTTTATTTATTGGTTTACTTATAATATTTGTTATAAAAAGTTTTTTCTAATTTAGGAATAGGTTTATTTATTTCAACTAATTTTTCATAATATAATTTATCATTTTTTAAAGTTAGTTTTTTAATTTCTAGTAATTTTCCATCATTAGTCCTGAATAACATTTAATTTATCTACATAATTGTCTTTATATAGTATTCGTTTAAAGACAATCTTAATTTCTTTTAGAATATATATATAAATGGCAAAGTATATAAATTTAAACGGAAATTCACTACCACCTCTTAGTACAGAATCTAGTAGTGTTTTATCTCGAGTTATGAGTGCAGGAAGTAATTTAAATAGTAATACAATGCTTTTGATTGGCGGTGTTATATTATTTGCAGCAATAGCTATTTTTTATTATTTTTATTATGTTGCGCCAGCTATGAAACCAAAATATCATGCTAACAGTGAAGGCGTACCTATAGGTCAGTCAGGTAAATCAGCCGAATTATTATTCTTTTATGCAGATTGGTGTCCTCATTGTAAAGCGGCTAAACCTATTTGGAATGAACTAAAGAGTGAATATGAAAATAAGACTATTAATGGATATCAGATAACATTTACTGAAGTTGATTGTTCAGAGGAAACAGCAGAGGTTGAAAAATTGATGAATCAATATAGCGTCGAAGGTTATCCTACAATTAAGTTAATTAAAGATGGTCAAGTTATTGAATATGATGCAAAACCTTCAAAAGAAACAATGTCAAAATTCTTAAATACTGTCTTGTAAAGAATCTAAAAATTTATTAGCAGATACTGTTCCTTTTTCAAATAATTCTCTCCGAACATCTATACTAGTTAATGCAGATTTTAACATGTCTATTGTTAGATGACTAGTATCACAAATAACTTCGTTTTTAATAATTGGTTGAACATAATTATTATGAACATTTAGTACTGCTTTAAATAAGAAATTTAAAATATAATCTAGTAGACTTGATTCTGCGTTTATCTGTGATTTCTCATCTGAATACTTATTTTTAAAACCAAGAATTTCGTCTGGTTCTTTGCCAGAATCAATACAAAAACTTAATGGGTAATTACATCCAATCCCACCATCCATAAAGCATTTGTCATCAATAAAAACTGGTGTAACTAATACAGGTAATGCACATGTCATTTGAATAGCTTTTAAAATCTCAAGCTTTGGAAATGTTTTATATGATATATCAACAACCTTATATTCATTTATTTCAAAAGAAAATATATGTAATTCTATTTTTGTTAAATTATAAAAATCTTCCATATTTATATCGAGTTGAATATCTTTTGCAGCAAAAAGAGGTTTAAAACATTTTTCTATAGTTTTAATATCAAAAATACCTTTTTTAGTATAAGCATCTAAAATGTTTTGAACTTTAATAGGAAAAACATCGTGCCAAGGTCTCTTAATAATATAATCATTTATAGTGTCCCAATCAAATTTGAGTGAAAGCATAACTCCAATTATTGCTCCAGCAGATGTTCCATATATAGATTCGATATTTAGCATATTTAAATACTCCTTTCTCTCTAGCTCTTGAATACCAGATAATATTTGAATCATAATAGGGCCTCCTCCAGATATAACTAAGTGTCTTATTGTCATTAGAGAGCTTTTAATGTAATTTTTAAATCATTTTATTTATTTTATCAATATATATTATGACAAAACGAAAGTTAAAAAAAAATATAACTAAAAGAAAATTTTCAAACAGGAAAACTAAAAAAAATACTAGAAAAAATTCTACAAAAAAAAATAAATATGGTGGTAATGAAGAGAAAGATAAATCGCAGCTAGAATTAATACAAGAAGAAAAGGAAAAATTTAGAAGTAATTTAAATAAATATGTTGAAGACATTTCTCATGCACAAAGTAGAAATCAAATTAAAAATGGAATACGTTCGCTAATAATTTTTTTTACAAATAATAAAATGATAAATACATTAATACCTGTTACAGATACAGGTAAATATATTGAGAAAAATAAACAAACATCTACTGAAAAAATAGTTGATTATGTTTCACCTGTAATCTTTCTATTGGATAATTTAACAGGAACCGAATTATTATTGGAGATAGAAATAGTAAGAATATTAAATGCATATTTTATTGATGGAGGAAACTTTAATAATTTAAGTAGCAGGTTTAAAGAATCTCCATTTGAACATGAAGTTAATAAAAGCCGCGTTAATAATATAAAATTATTATTAGACAAATCAAAACCGTTTCATATAATGGAAGAGGGTTTAGATGAAAATACAAAAATAAAATTAGCTGAATTAATATCAGATGAACAACAAATTATTTCTCAAAAACCTGAAGAAACTATAGTTGAACAATCCATTACAGAAAAACCCATAACAAATATAAAATTAACATTGCCTTATATACTACCTTCAGATAATGATGTTGGTTATGATAGAAGCAGTGTTCCAGAATTTTGGAAACCAATATTTAAAAATGGACAAGAATTATTGGAAATTCGAGAAAAATTTATGGGAATATATGAAATTGATAGATATACAAGCGATATTCAAAAACGAATACAAATTTGTGATTTATTAGAAAGAATCTTCCCTGGTTATTTAACAAAATATACATTGGATTATAGAGAGACTGCAAAGACTTTGATAAATGTCAATATATTAAATTGTTTTATTACACTTTTCTATGGTATGATTTTGTATAGATTATATGAAACAAAACAAGATTATTTATTTATATTTAAAGGAGGTCGTGCATTACAATTAAGTTTGGTAGATATTATTGATATAGGAAAATATTTTAGTGAAGATACAGATATTTTAATTGTTCCAAATAGATTTGAAGGAGCTATTTACGATTTAGATAAAATGAAAAATTTATCGGAACATATTGCATATTTAATTAAATGGATGATTCCGAAAGAAATAAATGTATTTATTAGTTTACCAACGAATCCAAAGAATACAAATAAAGACATAACAAAACTGTTATACAATCATGATAAATTATTTAAAGCAATATCGGATATTGGTTTTGGAGAGATTAGCGAAGATATAAGAAATTTTTTTGATAATCTATCTTATTCTCCAATTTATATAGATGAATTTGAAACAAATGCATTATACATTACACCAACAATAGATGATATGTTAGCCGAAAAATTATTTTATTATGCAAAATATTTAAAGTTTAAAAGGATATTAACAAAAAAAGAACCAATTATGGAAGAAGAATATGCAAATTTGAATATTGAAGAATGTGACCGAATATTATTTAAATTTAAACGAGCTATTCTAAAATTGGTTGAAGCAATTTTAAAAAGAGATTACAGTGATGTAAGAGATTTGCAATCAAGAGATTCGTCAAAATTAATTTTGAGAGAATTTATAAAAGATTTTGAAAATTATTCAAATGATGAAAAAGAACAAACAGTTTTAAGTATTTTTCCTTAGAATTAATTCATTTAATTTTGTATATTTTAATATTATATAAGATTAAAAAATGTCAAGCATATTTACAATTGATAATATTGAAGATTTTTCAGAAAAAATTAATATTGATGAGCTATATGAGAAAAAAAGACAACAAGATTTAACAAAATTAGCTTTATTTAATAAATTATTAAACCGTGCGCATGTAAGAATAAGAACTGTATCTAGACAAAAAGTAGATGAACAATTTTGTTGGTTTTTAGTTCCTGAAACAATTTTAGGTGTCCCAAAGTATGACCAAGGAGCATGTATTGTTTATGTAATGGATAAATTAAAGGTAAGTGGGTTTAATGTTCGTTATATTCATCCTAATTTATTATTTATATCGTGGATACATTGGGTACCGTCATATGTAAGAACAGAAATTAAAAATAAAACTGGTATAAAAGTAAATGAATATGGACAAAGAGTTGAAGAAGACGAGGAAGATGAAGATGGCAATAAAATATTATCAAATGACCCATCAAATCCAAATGATTATTTATTAAAACAAAATGATATAGAAGGGAAAAAAGGCAAATCACAAAAGAAAGAATATACGCCAATTAAATCATATAAGCCATCCGGTAATTTAGTATATGACGATGATTTATTAAATAAAATAGAAAATAAGTTTATTTAAATAATATCTTATAATAGTTTATATGAATAAGACATTAAAAAAAGTAATTATTATAAGAAATAAAACAAAAAAAAATAAAAATAAAATATTAAGGGATGTAAATAAATTATCAAATGAAGATATTGAAATAATATGTAAAAAATATCCAAACACATATACTTCATTTGAAAAAAAGATTGATATTATTTTTAAACAAAATAAAATTGATATTACATCAGCAAGTTATAATTTGGAAAAAGAAGTTGTTAAGGAGCTTAAAAAAGCAGTAAGCCCATCGAACATTACTCCAAATAAAGATTTTTATTCATATGTTAATGAGAGATGGTTACAAGATTTAGATATAGAGGCGAATAAAGAATATATTACTCAAGTAGATGATTTTAGATTAGTTCAAGATAAAGTTTATAGAGAGTTAATAGAAATAATAGATAATTACATTAAAAATAATCATGATAAATTTAGTAATTGTTTAAAAAATGCGTATGAATCATTTAAAGTATTTAATACTACTGAACAAACTAGATGTTTATCAAAATTAATAGTTGAATATATCGATGAAATATTAAAAGACAACAATAATTTATGGGCTAAATTGGCAAAACCAAATATGAATGAAATTATATCATTTGGTTCTCCATTTGTATGGTCAATTAACCCTGATGAAAAAAATCCAAAAATATATAAGTGTTATTTAGAACCTCCACAAGTAACATTATTAGATGTTGATATTTATTTTGATTATAAAACTGATAATGAGGAAGACAAAAAATATAAAAAAGAATATAGAAGTGTATATTTTAAATATCTAAATGATGTATTTACTATTGCATTTGGAGAAAATCATGGTTTTAATACTAAAGATATATATGATTGTGAAATAGATTTATTAAATGCAATGAGTTGTAATTTGATTAAAAAAGAAGATGAAAATGGTTATAATTTAGTATCGAAAAAAGAAGCATTAGAAATGTTTGGTTTTAATTGGGAAGAGTTCTGTAAGGAATTAGGCTTTAAAAATATTCCAGATGAATTTATAACGTCAAATATAAATTATTTATTATGTGGAACAAAATTAGTAAAAGAAAAATGGAATTCTCCAATATGGAGAACATATTGGGTTTACCTTTATATAAGACAACAGACAAGATGGGATGAAAAAGGTTGGAGTGTATTTTATGAATTTGAAGGCAAATTTTTAAGAGGTCAGATGAAACCTGTTGACTTTTATATAATACCAATTTTTGGTACAGGTTTTACATTTAATTCTTTTTTAACAGAACAATATATTTTACATTTTAAAAATAACCAAGCTGTTGATTATGTCAAATCTATGGCAGAAGATTTAAAAATAGTATTTAAAAGAATAATAGCTAGAAATAATTGGATGCAGTCAAAAACAAAACGTATTGCTTTAGAAAAATTAGAAGCTATAAAATTGGTAGTTGGTTCTCCAAATATTTTGAGAAAAGACCCATTATTAGATTATAAGTCTGATGACCCTTGGGGTAATTTAGTAAAAATGGCACATTGGAGACATGAAAGAGCTGTAGAATTAGTTGATAAACCTATAATTGATATACCTGTAATTGACTGGTCTACTATACCTCCAAAATTTGTAAGTACACAAGCTTATGTAGTAAATGCAATGTATACTCCTACTGAAAATACAATTTATATTCCTTTAGGATATATTCAAAAACCATTTGTTGATTTAGATGAACGTGGAATTGAGTATAATTTAGCACATATAGGTTTTACTATAGCTCATGAAATGTCTCATGCTTTAGATGATTTAGGAAGTAAATATGACAAAGAAGGTATATTAAATGATTGGTGGAGTGAAAAAGATAAAGAGGAGTTTTATAAGATACAAGAAAATATAGTAAAAGAATATGAAGTGTTTGCAGGATATGATGGAGTTAAATTTGATGCATGGCCAAGTATAGGAGAAGATTTAGCAGATATTTCCGGTTTTGCTATCTGTCAAGAATATTTAAGAGATTGTCAGTTTAAAAATCAGTCAATTTTACCAATACAATCGTTATCATTTGAATCATTTTTTATATTTTTTGCAATTCAATCTAGACAAAAAATTTCTAAAAAAGCGATTTTAGCACAATTAAAGACAAATCCACATCCTTTAGACAAATATAGATGTAATGTTCCATTATCAAGGTCCATAATCTTTAGGGCAATTTATGATATAAAAAAGGGTGATAAAATGTGGTGGAGTTCAACAAATAATGTTTGGTCGAATTAAAATAATTATTTAGAAAAAAGATTTAATTTTAGCGTTCTAAAAAAATATTTTCTTGATAGTTTATATAATGGCAAAAACTCATAGACGTCGTCATGCTCAACGCTCAAGATCAATGGCTCGTGGCCGTAGTGCTGCTCGTAATGCTGCTCGTAGTGCTGCTCGTAGTGCTGCTCGCGGTGCTTCCGCTGCTGCTTCCCGCACTGCTTCTGCTGCTCGTCAAGCTTCCGCAGCTGCTTCCCGTGCTGCCTCTGCTGCCCGTAGTGCTTCTGCTTCCCGTAGTGCTTCTGCTTCCCGAAGTGCTGCTCGTCAAGCTTCCTCTGCTGCCTCTGCTGCTCGTCAAGCTTCCTCTGCTGCCTCTGCTGCTGCTTCCCGTGCTGCTTCTGCTGCCCGCTCTCGTATGTAAATATACATCAAATACATAATTAAATATTTAAGTTACAACAATTAAATATTTAAGTTACAACAATTAAATATTTAAGT